CAACGTAAGTACCCCCACATCAAAGATGAGATAGAGGAGGTATATAAAATGGTATACGACAAGAAAGTATTACCATCAATGAGATCATTACAATTCGGTGGTAAACCAATTGAGATTTCACCAAACAGAGTCTACAACTGTGCATATATGCCAATTGACCATGTAGACGCATTTTCTGAAACAATGTTTTTACTTTTAGGTGGAACGGGAGTTGGATACTCAGTTCAAAAACACCATGTTGAAAAACTACCAGAAATAAAAAAACCAAACCCTGAAAGAACAAGACGTTACCTTATTGGTGACTCTATTGAAGGATGGGCAGACGCAATTAAAGTATTGATGGAATCATACTTAGGTTACAAATCGTCAACACCGATATTTGACTTTTCAGATATCAGACACAAAGGAGCAAACCTTGTAACATCAGGGGGTAAAGCACCAGGACCTCAACCACTAAAAGATTGTATCCACCACATAACAAAAGTGTTGGATAACAAAAAAGATGGAGAAAGATTATCACCGATTGAAACCCATGATATTGTGTGTCATATTGCTGATGCGGTACTTGCTGGTGGTATTAGAAGAGCTGCACTTATATCTTTATTCTCGGCAGATGATGAAGAAATGATTTCTTGTAAGTCAGGAAGTTGGTGGGAACAAAACGCACAAAGAGGTAGAGCAAATAACTCGGCAGTACTTCTTCGTCACAAAATCACAAAAGAATTCTTTATGGATTTGTGGAAACGTATTGAGTTATCAGGAGCAGGTGAACCTGGAATCTATTTATCTAACGATAAAGATTGGGGAACTAACCCATGTTGTGAAATCGCACTTCGTCCATTCCAATTCTGTAACTTATGTGAGGTAAATGCATCAGATATTGAATCACAAGAAGACTTCGATAAAAGAGTTAGAGCGGCATCATTTATTGGAACATTACAGGCAGGGTACACAGACTTTCATTACCTAAGAGACATTTGGAAAAGAACAACCGAAAAAGACGCACTTATTGGTGTTGGTATGACGGGTATCGGTTCAGGTGTTGTATTGGGTTATGATATGAAAAAGGCGGCTAAAGCAGTTAAAGAAGAAAACGAAAGAGTTGCATCATTAATTAAAATTAACAAATCTGCAAGAACAACAACAGTTAAACCATCAGGAACATCATCTTTAGTATTGGGAACATCATCAGGTATTCATGCTTGGCATAATGATTATTACCTAAGAAGAATCCGTGTTGGTAAAAACGAATCAATCTATTCATACTTGGCAATTAACCACCCTGAATTGATTGAAGACGAATACTTTAGACCACACGACACTGCGGTAATCACTATTCCACAAAGAGCACCTGAAGGTTCAATCGTTAGACATGAATCAGTATTTCAGATGTTAGAGAGAGTTAAAAAAGTTTCACAAGAATGGATTAAACCTGGTCATAGAAACGGACAAAATACTCACAACGTATCGGCAACCGTTTCAATTAAAGAAGATGAGTGGGAATTAGTTGGTGATTGGATGTGGAATAATAGAGACTTTTATAACGGACTTTCAGTATTACCATACAACGGAGGAACTTACACACAGGCACCTTTTGAAGATTGTACAAAAGAAGACTTTGAAAGATTAGTTAAATCATTAACAGATGTTGATCTTACAAAAGTTATTGAGTTACAAGATAACACTGACCTTAGAGGTGAGGCAGCATGTGCCGGTGGTGCTTGTGAAATTGTATAAGTCATGAAAGTACAATGGGGAAATGATATAACGCTAACATACCAAGTTATGTTGGCGTTTTATAATCTTAGAAAGAATAATTAAAATGAATGTAGGAGCATCAAAAGATTGGATACAACAACAATACGTTAGAGAGTTTGGACCAAAACTCCAACCAACTGAATTTTATTATGATAGTCAAGGTAGAATGGTTATGACAGAAGATTACCATATGAAACGTGGTAAATGTTGTGGTAACGGATGTTTACATTGTCCATACGAACCAAGACATGAAAGAGGTATTACAAAAATACAAGAAAAATCACTGAGAAATCGGTGATTTTTTTTTTATTAATATTTATAGTATTATGAGAAAAAAATATATAAGTGAAAAAAAACTACAAAGTATAGTTAGAAAGGTCCTTTTAGAAGAAATGAGTTGGGAAGATATTTTAAAATTGGGGTCTGATATTGCTAAAAAATCGGCAAACGACGCGGAAAAAAATAGCAGTAAACCAACAAATGATAATAAAAAAAGCGAACCACCAAAATCATCAACATCAAGCACTAAATCTTTGTACGATAAAAATAAAGATGAATTAAATAAAGATTTACCAGAGTTTACTATTAGTGCTTCAAAATCAAAAAATAAAAACAATTACGACGCTCTCTTAATTGGTGGTTTAGACACTAGAAGAGGTGATTATTCTATCGGACAACAAGTCAATTTATTAAAAAGTTCTTTTGGTCAGACAAAAAAAATAAAAGGAGTTAGATATAATACAAGTGCATCTGAAGTAAAAAAAATAATAGATGAAAATCCTGGATTATATGTTTTTATGTTTAGTGCGGGATGTAATTTGGCTTCTGATGTTGCAATTAATAAAAACACAAATAAAAATAAAGTTTTTATAATTGAACCATACGCTGTTAGTAAAAAAACAAGTAGTGTTGTTAAATCCGCCGTTAGTTCAGGTGTTCCTAAAAAAAACGTATACGTAGGACCAAACCAATATCGAGGTTTAGGTATTGTTAGTGGTGCTAGTTCAACAAAAGATGGTCTATCACATTGGCAAGCGCTAAGTGATATTGGTAATCGTATATAAATTAAAGATTTATTATTTAACAGAAATTTATTAATACTATATTTATTTTATATGGCAGATGGAACAACATATGGAATAAATTTTCCTTTTAGACAAAGCGATAAAGGTTTTTATTTGTCTTTATCTGAAGAGACTTCAGAAGAAATAAGAAGTAATTTATTACATTTAATTTTAACAAGGAAGGGAACTAGATATTATTTACCTGATTTTGGAACAAGAATATATGAATTTATATTTGAACCTTTAGACGGAGAAACATTTGATAGTATTAGGACTGACATTGAAGAACAGGTTGCAAAGTACATACCAAACTTAACTATTAATAATATTTCTGTTGAGCCTTTTTTAGAAAGTGACGAAGCCCCTGGTGATTTAAATTACGAATTATTGGGTCAGGCTAGCGTTTTTAAAATACCTGGCCAAAATACTGGTGAATACACCGCTAAACTAAAAATTGACTACACAGACGAAGCAAAGGCATTTGGTAGTAGAGAATTTATTATAATAAATATCTAAAATGGCAAATAATAAAATAAATTATACTGAAAGAGATTTTGAAGGGTTAAGGCAGGATTTAATTAACTACACAAAACAGTATTACCCAGAACTAATACAAAACTTTAATGATGCTTCAGTATATTCTGTTTTAATGGATTTGAACGCTGCAGTTGCTGACAATTTACATTTTCATATTGATAGAAGTATTCAAGAAACGGTTTTACAATACGCACAACAAAGATCCTCAATTTATAATATTGCAAGAACATATGGTTTAAAAATACCCGGATATAGACCATCAGTTGCTATTGTTGATATATCAATAACGGTACCACCACTTGGAGACTCTGAAGACTTTAGATATTTGGGAATTTTAAGGGCGGGTTCACAATTTAATGGAGGAGGTACTTCTTTTGAAACAATATATGACATAGACTTTTCAACACAGTATAATCAAGAAGGGTTTATTAATAGAACTAAGATACCAACATTTGATGCTAATAATAAAGTAGTGAATTACATTATCACAAAAAGAGAGGTGGTTGTAAATGGGTTTACTAAAGTATTTAAAAAAGTTATAAATCCGGTAGATGCGGTTCCATTTTTTAATTTATTTTTACCTGAAAGAAATGTTTTAGGTGTTACAGGTGTTATTCAAAAAGACGGAACATCATATCCAGGTACGCCAACATTCCAAGATTTTTTAAATGCAACAAATAATAAATGGTATGAAGTTGACGCTTTGGCCGAAGATACAATATTTGTTGAAGATCCCACAAAACCAATAGATAGTAGTGGTATTAAGGTTGGTAAATATATTAAAACAGAACAAAGATTTATGTCTGAATATACTCCCGAAGGTTTTATGAAACTACAATTTGGAGGAGGAACAACAACACCAAATGAACAATTAAAAAGTTTTACAAATACAGGAATACCTTTAGATATTAACAAATACCAAAATAACATTGGTTTAGGTTTAACTGTTAGACCAAATACAACATTATTTATCCAATATAGGGTTGGTGGTGGTTTGGCTACAAATGTAGGTGTTGGAGTTATTAATCAAGTTGGTACTGTTGATTTTGCGGTCACCGGACCATCAGACTCAATAAATAGAAATGTTCAACAATCTTTGGGTTGTAACAATGTAACGGCAGCAATTGGGGGAGCAAATCCACCATCAACAGAAGAAGTTAGAAACATGGTTTCTTTTAACTTTTCTGCACAAAAAAGAGCGGTAACAATTAATGATTATAAGTCATTAATTGATACAATGCCTAGTAAATTTGGTGCTCCAGCAAAAGTTTCAATAACTGAAAAGAATAATAAAATTAATGTTCAAATTTTATCTTATGATGATACTGGTAAATTAACACAAGTGGTGTCAAATTACTTAAAAAGTAATTTAGCGACATACCTATCAAAGTATAGAATGATAAATGATTACATTGCAATTGATATAGCTAAAGTTATTGATTTAGAGTTAGAACTTTTTGTCGTTTTAGAATCAACACAGAATCAAGGACAAGTTATAACTGAGATTATTGATCAGATTTCAAATTATATGAACCCAAAAAACAGAGAACTTGGTCAAAATGTTAACGTTTCTGATGTTAGAAGGTTAGTACAAAACACTGCAGGTGTAATATCTTTAACAGAAATTAATGTATTTAATAAAGTTGGAGGACAATATTCCTCATCTCAAACATCACAAAGATATATTGACCCCGAAACAAGACAAATTCGTTTAATCGATGATACCGTATTTGCCGAACCAGATCAAATATATCAAATAAGGTACGATAACAAGGATATTAAAGTTAGAGTTAAAAATCTAAAGTCTGTAGACTTTTCATAGGAATCTTTATTTTGAATTTATCTACCGTATTTTTAAAAATACATACATAACTATTTATTTTTAAAAGAAAACATGTCCAAAAGTTACAGATTAAGAACACAAGTCGGTACAGACAAAAACATAAGAATTAACATAAACCAAGACTTTGATTTTTTAGAAATACTATCTTTAAAATTAAGACAGAACGATGTTTATACTAGATTTTGTGCAGATTATGGTGTTGTTGCTGGAAGGGTTATTGTTAATGGTGGGTATGGTGTCCCTAACGCAACCGTTTCAATATTCATTCCTTTAGATCAAGTAGACGAAAATGATCCTGTAATATCTAACTTATATCCTTATAAAACACCTGCAGAAAAAAATGAAGATGGTTACAGATATAATTTATTACCTTATAAAAAAAGTTACGGAGGGCACACACCAACAGGGACATTTCCAGACAAGGAAGATGTACTAACAAGAATAGAGGTATTAGAAGTTTACGAAAAATATTACAAATACACAACAACAACTAACGATAGTGGTGATTTTATGATTGTTGGGGTTCCTTTAGGTATACAAACTATCGTAATGGATTTAGACCTATCGGATATGGGTTGTTTTTCATTAAGACCAAAAGATTTAATAAGAACGGGTCTTGGTACTCCTGAACAATTTGACGGTGAAAATTTTAAATCATCTGAAGATTTAGCATCACTACCACAAATTGTAAACTTTGTTAGAGACATAGATGTAACTCCTTTTTGGGGTGAAAACGAATTATGTAATATTGGTATTACAAGAACTGATTTTGATTTAAGAGATTTAGGTATTGAAATTAAACCACAAGCTATTTTTATGGGGTCAATATTTTCTACATCAAAAGAAGATTTTTTAAGAACAAACTGTAAACCTAAAAAAGATATAGGTAGTTTATGTGGGTTAGAAACAGGTCCCGGTAAGATTTTATCTATAAGACAAACAATAGGGTACGATTCTAGTGGTAGACCCGTACTAGAACAGTTTAACTTACCAAACGGAGGTAAAGTTATTGATGAAGACGGTGCTTGGTTAGTCGAACTCCCAATGAATATTGATTATGTGACAACAAATGAATTTGGAGAACAAGTCATTTCTAACGACCCATCGGTTGGTATACCAACTAAGGGTAGATATAGATTTAGGGTTCAGTATCAAAACGAAGATGTTGAAAACAACACAATTCAAAGAGCTGATTATTTAGTTCCTAATATAAGAGAATACGGTTGGACAGATAGTGGTAAATATGATGATAGTAATTTTGATTATTCATTACAATTAAAATCATACGCATTTAGTTTGGATTGGAATGATTATGCCGATCCACAGGTTGCTATTAATTGCGAGGACTATTTTTATGAGTTTAATTTTAATAAAGTTTATACTGTTGCTAATTTTATTGATAGATTTAAATGGGGATATAATAGAAATAGACATTTAGGTATAAAAGAAATTGACAGTAAAGAATGTAATCAAATTAATAAACTGCCAGTAAATGACGGAGTTAGAAACTTTGATTTGATATTTTTTCTAATGATGTTTTTAATAACAATAGTTTCATTTTTAGTACCAAATATTTTAATCATATTACATGTTTTAGCACTACTATATCCGATTTTTAGGGTAATTATAAATTTATTCATATGGTTAATTAATACTTTTGTATATTCAATATGTATTGTTGTTGCGATATTATCGCCTAGATTAAGGAGAAGTCAATGTAAAAAACAAAATATCACACCAATATCAAAAACAAACCCCTTTAAAAGAATATCTTTACCTATGATGTCTTATCCTGATTGTGAATCTTGCCCTTGTACAGAGCAAGAATTAGACACTTCATCAAAAACAGAAAGTGATGTGTATAATATAACATTAGGTAATTATAGTGTTTTGGCTAATTTAACATCATCAAACTCTTTTACTATAGCAAATAATACGCTTGACTCTTCTAATGAAACGTTAAATGAGGAATATAGAGAATTTCTCTCAGGGTTTCAGGGTTTAGAAGGAAATGCGGCATCAAATAAAATCATTAAAGTCCCATTTGCTTCACAAGAAGTAACTCCCGGATGGGGTAAAGCACCATGGGACGTTTCTTTAGCTCAATCAATGAACATGGTTAATTTTAGGGCAAGATATTTTGAAGGTCAAAATATCATAGAAACAACCGTAAATAATACAATACCAAATACTACAACATTAGACCCATCAACACCATTCACCGATAGTGTATTAATTTTGTTGTGTGATTCACAAACATTAAGCAACATTAATGCAGGTCAAATATTAACTTTTAATAGTGTTGATAATATTAACGACCCAAATATTACAGGGTTTACATCTGGAAATCAATTTGGTACTACAACAATAACGGGATCAACACCATATAACACAAACGCATTAGTAAATAAACCATTAACGTATATCGATCAATCGGGTAATATACAAACAATAAATTTAAAATTAAATATAACATCTGATGGTAAGGAATATAAATTTAAGTCAGGATTAGAATACTTCCAATTAATAACAGGAGGAACTGTTAGTCAATTTTCAGCAATAACTAATCCTTCAGTTTTTGGTGGTGCACTTAATAAGTATTTGTTTGGAAAAACACAATATTTAGAAAATTGGCCTTCGTTTCCAACATCAACACAAAATGACAGTTATGTGTATTCTATTAGAAATTTTGATGGATTTAATGATTTAGAAGTTTTGATTTTATCAAGAGGTGTTGACCCATATACTGATAAACAAAATATAAAATACGATTTATCTAAATTGTTTGGATACTCTTCATTTGGTTCGGGACCTATTGTTGAAGGTAGTTATTATTTGAATGTACCAATACAACCAAACACAGTACCAAACGGATCACCAACACCACCTTCTTGGTATAATTCTAACCAATCACCAGAATCACATTTGGTGACTAACAACACTAATGTATCCCTATACCACCAACCTTTTGGGTTTAATGTTGATACAACACAATTTTCGAGTTTTACAAATAATAACCCATATTATTATAACTCAACAGACAAATCAACCACAAGTAGTGTTGCGTATTATGGTGATTTATATACATTAGGGTTTTACTTGAACGGTACTGGTGTTTATTCACCTGCATTTAAGACAACAGATCAAACACCACTAAATAAAATGGGGTTCCAATTTGGACACACACCATCAACACTAAATCAATACGTTTGGTTAACAGATGGAATACAATATCCATTTCAGCCTGATGCCTGTGCGGCAACAATAGATCCTTTAGCGTTTACGAATCCACTCTACGCTAATAGACCATCTGCTTTTCCTACCGTTACCAAACTTTATACGAATTCTAACCTTACCACTCCATACGATAGTTCCGGTTATTTTATTGCTAAATTAAGTGGGACTAACACGTATTATGTGTTAATAACTGACTCTCTTGGTACGATACAATTAAATCCGGTTTTGTGTACAACTTCAGGACCGACATACGATCTTTTTCCAAACACCGATCAAGGAAACATTGAAGGGGGTACATTGATTGCGGTACCTGGATTAACTTTTCAAGGATCACCAACTGCTGATTTTGAAAATGCTAGAGTCTATTCATTTGCATACCACACAAACGGATCAAATCCAAATATTACGGTAACTAATAATAATAGACTAGTATTTAGATCGGACAGATTACCAACATCTGATGTTACGGAGGTTTCAGGTAATACTTCATTTTCATTACATTTAAATAATCGTTTTGAAATTTATACAGTAGATGATCAGGGTAGCTCTGTTGCAATACCTTCTAATGATTTTGAGGCAACAGATAATACGTTTAATGCTCAAGACTTAAGCGGAGATACCAGTAATGCGTATACTGATGCGATACTAAATACCCTAACATGTGAAGGGATGGTTCCTATTACATGTTATTCTGGTAGCGGTAATAATTTTGGTGTTGAAACACCGTGTACAGACCCAATTGATAATTTATTAGGTCAAAATACCGACAGTAGGGTTGATGGTGGTTGTTATTTCTTTGTTGATAAACCATTAATCGTATCTATACCTAACGATATTAGATATTTTAGAGAATGGAGGTCAAGGTTTAGGGTAACATATGCCGCGTGTCGTGGGATATTTTCGCAAGTTTTTCAAAACAATTGGTTAAATGGTTCTTTATATATGTTTTCATTTAAAAAACAAACAACATTTAATGTTGCGGGAGAACCAAAAAAATATAAGTATTGTGGTATGCCAAACTCGTTTTTTAGGTCAGGTCAAGGTACTTTATTTTATACTTCAGGAACAACTAACTCCTTTTTTTATAGGTCTTCACCATATAACGGAAACCAACAAACATTTGTAGGACAGAGACCTGAGTACCAACCTCTTGGGTTTGGAGGATATGTTCAAGTACCATTTGGAGCTAACAATGACAGAAATTTATTTTTCCCAACAACAATAATGGATTTAGGTCCAAGAGATTTATACACAAAAGAAATTTGCTCTAACCCCAATTTTGAAGGGTATTTAATGAAAAACTTAGAAAGTAGTTCTTATAACGACCAAGGAGACGTACTTAACTTAGCTATAATTTCAAGATTTGTTAATAAAAACTATTGGTTAGATACTTTAGGGTTGGGTGATAAATCGGTTAATAGATTTTTCTCAAGAAGCGGCGATAGATTGGATGGTGATATTGCACAAATGTTTAGTATTAATTCTGAGTTTGGTGTTGTTCCTTTTGGTGATGAGGAATATGATGATAATGATTTATATGTGCAAGGAGGTACTTTTAATAGTGTATTTGGTATTTTCTTTTCTTCAGATACTGCTAGTAGAAATGTACTCTCACCTGGTGTACTAACATTTTCATTAACACCACCACTACTAAATTATTTTGGTTATACTAAAACACAAGAAGTACCAATGTACCTTTGGACATCAAACCCAACTGCAGGACAACAAACAATTTTTGGTACCGACAATAATGAATGGTATACAAATGTAATTGTTGCAAACAATGCTTTTTATTCTAACAAATACCAATCAATGAGTTTCCAATACGCACCAGCATCTAGGTACTTTAATACGACACCAACAGGACAAAAAGGATATATATTTAATTCAGACGTAAATGGTAATAACGATCCAAATTGGACGGGTACTATACAAACAGGTGATAGTTTTGTTGTGGGTGCACCATTTCATTTCTATTTTGGTTTAAATAAAGGTAAGACGGCTCTTAATAAATTCATAACAAACTATATCGGATAATAATATGTCAAAAGAAGATGAAACAAGAATAGTTTTAGGATCAAAAAGATTTGCAACAAGTACCGATAAGCCTGTATGGATACAAGTGCCACTTGCTGGAGAAAGAAGAGATATGGTTGAAGGTGAAAGAAATATATTAGTAAACCAAGTTGAACAATTTAATCAAGAAAGAAATAAGTGTAGTGTATTTAGATTGTCTGGTAAAATTGTAAATTTGTTTCAAAGTACTCTTAGCGGATCAACACAATACGAACCATATAAAAATAATTTATATTACACAAATCAAATTAATAACGCAATTTCACAATCACAAAACCCAAACACTCCTTGGGATGGTTATCCACAATTTTATGAATTTACTTTTTATAGGGAGCAAGGTATCAATGGGCACATTCCTTTTGTTGCTAAAAGTGCGGCAACGTATAATTGGATGTCGTATATAACATATCCATTTAGTAGTGACACAACACAAAGAATGTCATGGACAAGTGAAAAATTTGGGGTCACAAATGCCAATTTTTTAGTTTCTGACGGTATACCCTTTGTAATAGATACAGGACAATTAGACGGGGTTCAAGTTTTATATTTTTATTGTGCAACAAAACACAACCTAAGAATAGGTGACTTTTTTGAAATTAATTTACCAACACAACCATTAGGTATTGACGGTAAAAAAGTTTTTCAAGTATATTCGGTTGGTGATGGGACATATAATTCAGAAAAATATGTATTTACAACATATAATCAAAAATTTAATCCATCACAAACACAAACAGGAACTTACGGTAACTTTAAAAGGATTATCACAACAACAAATAGTGCCGAAACAAAATCAAGATATTATATAAGATTACACAAAACATTAACCGAAATAAAAGATTTAGATGTTTTTAAAACAGGGTTTGATAGAAATGCGTTTAATGTTAAATCTAAGTTAGAGTACTCTGCATTGACACCAAATAACATTCAAAGAGTTTCATTTAAAGATGATAATCAAAATTATTCTTTTTCTTTTTCTAAAGATGTTAATATTGAAGGTCTTTTAGATAATAATGGAAAACCGTTAACAAAATTATTTTATACAATAGTACAAAGAGGGTATATGGGGTATTTTAATCCACCTGCCCTTACATTTAATGGATCACCAACAGGAATTGATATTGGTTGGGACTTTAACTTTTTAGAAAATTCTGTCGATAACTGGTGGAACCATTCATCAACGGTTAATAAAGATGAGATACCACTTGATAGTTATACTGTTAATTCATTAAATTTTTATTTTAATAAAATATTACCATTAGGTTCCGTGATTAAAGGTGATTTTTGTGAATATAATGATTTTGAACAAAATGAATATGTTCTATCTAATATAAATCATAAGTACTCGTTTAACCCAACCCTATTATGGGACAGTTCACCTGTAAATTTACCAAGTGGTTATGTTTATAAACCACATAACGAAATCACTATTAGAGTTTTTAGTGATGATATTGAAACAGGTAAAAAAGGTGAGATAGACAACTTACCAAGTTATGCTTGGTTTTCAGAAACAGAACAAACATTTTTTTGGAGAGATATATATACTTATGGTTTTATTGATGGAGATGGTAGAGGTGTTAATTATCCTTTTCTAAACGGAGCCCATTACCCATTTACAAATATACTATTTAATCAATACCCAATAACTAGAAGGATGTTTGTACAAACAAATCAACTTAATACAATAGAAAGAGATGAGTGTGAGTAATTATAGATTTTCTTTTAATGCTGAAGATAAAAGTATTAATATACCCATTCAAATTAACTTTGATATGTCGGGTAGAGACGAGGCTATTGATGAATTATCAAATAAAATAAAAGAAGAAATAATAAACCCTATAAGTGATTTTGAAACAACCAGATTTAGTCATGCCACTTGGGAAAACGATACAACAAAAACACAAATACATTATAAATTTAATTTTTTTAACCAACAAGGGCAAACAGATTTTTTAGTTAATCCCCCAAACATAAATCAATGGTTAGATGATTATCAAAACGAAGGGTTTTTAGATGAAGAAATTTATTATTTTGCAAACTCATTTAAAAAAAGTTTTTATAAGTTGGACTTCTATGATAGAAATACCACTGAAAATCAAAAAATACTTTTTTCAGTCGTATTACCAACACAACAAGGAGAAAAAGAACCAGGAATACTTTTTGGTAACCCTAACTTAACCGTATTGGTTAAAAAACCATACATGATTTTAGATTCGATAGGTGCCGATAAAGAAGGTTTTTATTTTTATTGGTTAAAAAACCAATCATTTTTATCACAAACAGAAATGTATATGAGTTGTAAATTTTTTAATGCTAAAAAAGGACAATTTGTTAGAATGATGAATACACCACAAAGTAGTTTTTTAGGTCCTAATGTATATGATTTTAATAAGAGTCAATATTTTTATTATAAAGTTTTTTTTGATTATGAAAATTACGAATATAGTGTTTATAAAGAGATCCCTTCAAATCAGTCAAATTTTATTTATGTTAGAGTAGGGGAAGGGACAACAAACCCCATAAACTGGTATGAGTATGTAAATCCAATATGAACGAAAATAAAATTTATATTAGAGTATCTCCTGAAGTTTTAAAGGGAGATATATTTTTAAAATCATACACAGGACAGACCGACGTTGATACTTTTGGTCTTTATAGTGGTATGTCACAGATTTTGAGTGGTGGTACAAATGGGAGTTCATTATTGACCGGATTAACAATACCTATTTTTTTAACTCAATCATATAATGATATTGGAATATACTCCGAATTTGATGGTTTAATCCAACAACAAAACGTCATAACTAACTTTTTATATTCAGGATACAACCCATTTAATTTGTATCAAGTAAGATTATTAAATACGTCAGAAAAAATAAGAAAAAAGTTTTTAAATCAGACAACATACAAAGTTGATTGGGGAGACGGGTCTCCTTTTGAAAACATACCAAACGATAACTTAGATCACACATATAATGTTAGTGGTAATTATACAATAACACTTTCAGGATCAAATCGGTTCGGTTCAACCATTGTTCAAAAACCAATTTCTATACCACTATCAGGAGCTACGGTTGATAATCCCAATGGGTTAGTGACTTATTTACCTATGGGTGGTAGTTGGCCAACACAAACCGTAAATTTAGAGACCATCTTTCAAGGAGATAGTGATAACTCAATTTCCGCCCAAACATCAGATAATTTTACAACAGTTCCTTTCACAATATCTGGATTTACAAAATCAAAATTAAGTGAATTAAGAAGATACGGATCTCAAAAATATACAGTAGGGTATCAGTTTTTTAAAAATAATAATTTATTTGGTCAAATAGACTCTATAACAAATGATTATACTGCTTACACCATAGATAATATAACTTATTTTGATTTTCCAAACGGAAAGACGTTTTTTGTTATAAATTCTTCAGGTATTACAGATACTATGATAGTATCATCGGCAATAACTAAAAATGAATTATTATTAGATTTTGTTATGGACCCCCAAATACAGGCGGACGTTTTTGTTGATAGAGGAAAATACTCACCATTTGAATCATTAGAAAGATTAGGTGAGATTGATAACACTGGTGACATGGTTAGGTACGGATACGGATTTTTCAAGATTAACACCATATAAAAAAAAAGATAAACTATTTATAAAATAAAAAAATGGCATTAGGAACATACGGTACAGTAAGACCTGCGGACGTTTCACCGGAAGACGTTGATATAATATTGCATTATACAGAATCAAGAGACGTGACCACAAATTTCACATTAAAAAAATTAAATTCTAGAACCATATTAACACCATATTTTAACAATTCAGATACTGGTGGTAATGATGGTGTTGAAATATTAGGAGGACTTTATAATTTAAAATTACCGGCTTCTGAATTTAATAAAATAGGTATTTACACTTTATATATAAGACCTGCGGAGATTAGAACCACAATTACTGATTGTGGGGTATTGTCATCATTACCTAATGTTAAAGGGATTATTATTGATCTTAACAACGTGCCGATAGCATTTAGAAACAAATTCACAAATCAAGGTTTAGTTGGTTATAGAGTTGAGTATCTAAATATAGACGGTAGTAAAATACAAAATTTTTATAGAATTATTACATCTTCTTTTTTCTGTGAGCCTGTTTTAACAGACCAAACAAATAGTACACAGAAATCAATAAGATATAGATATGTTGATGGAGGTAGCGATTTAATATTTTGTACCCTTTCACCATCAACGTCACCAACAAATAAACCAACCGCAACCCCATTTATTGGTCAACCAAATCAAAATATCATAATTACTAACACGTTTTTTAATCCAGTAACGATTGATATACAAATGGCTGAACATGACTTAGATACTATTGCGATTGCTCTTTATGGTAATCAAACTAAAAGTGTTGAGGATGGTGTTTATACCTTATACGATAGTGCTAATAATATCTATAAACAATATAACTTATTTGAAATTAGGGATAACTTTAATGAATTACTTTATGAAGTTAGACAAGATAGAGGTTCTAACATTGATTTTAGTAAGAATTTTACAAATATTATTAGTTAATGGCTAAACTAAGATTTTCATACCCACCAGCACCTCCAGGAGGTACAGAAACATTTTCTGACAAAATAGTTGGTTTACAAATTGTTGCTGGAGGAGGTTTAACGCAAGGTAATTTTCAATTTACTACCGCAATTTATGAAAAGGTAAATAGAAATTTTGATACGGGTATATTTTCTGAACCATATACTTTAGAAAATCTAAAAATTGATAATATAGAAGAAACTAAAAAAATAATACAAAAAAATTTTAAAGTTTATCCTAATTTTGATATATCACAAGTTACTAGTTTTGCTCTCTATGGATCATTACAAAAAAGATTATTAGCCTCAGTTACTAAAATAATTAACTTTTTTCCTGCTGCGATTGAGGTGTATTCTAATCAATCATCAATAGCATCATTACCAACAGCAACAAATATTGTTTATGATAGTGTTGACGATGAAACATCATTTGACGTTGATGTTTTTTTATTTAGTAATCCTTTTGGTATTGATTATTCAGTAAATGCAAGAAGAAATATTGAAACAAGACCTTTGGGGGTTTCAAAATATAGAAACATAACTGATAACTTTACAAGTTATTCTTTATATTTTAAAGATTTAAACGAAAGTTACCAACTATTGGATTTTATACCAACAGAATCAATATCTGGAGGTACAGTATCGTTAATCGTTAAAGGTGACCCGTTTAAAAACAAAACATCAATAGTTACGCAATCAAACGAAACTTTAATCATAAAACCAAATAATTTAGTTACAGAACAAATTTTTACGGACAGTTTTGATGAGATTGAGGATTTTTTATTGAATAGAAAAACAATACCTATGTACACCTCTAACTTCAAATACTTTGATTATGATGGTGATGGTAACTATACAACATATAATGAAAGACTTACTTGGAAAAAAGATGTTTATTGGAATTTAGATATAACATCTCAAAATTTTAATACATATCTTTCTAAATTACAAAAAATAGCAAATGCTTTAGACACATATAAAACAAATTTAATAAATAGATTTTTAATAACAGGGGCATTTATTGAGTTTGACACTCCTGATCAAAAAATAGAAAAAATATTACAAATTTACGGAAGAAGTTTTGATGAAGTTAAAAAATTCATAGACGCTCTTGCTTTTATGAACTCAGTTAATTATAAGGTTGAAAATGATATACCTTCACAACTTCTTACAAATTTAGCTCAAACATTAGGTTTAAACCCAAACATATCACCAATAACTAACGAAAATTTTTTAACATCAGTTTTTAATCCTGATGCGACTCAAATTTATGCGGGACAATCAAGACCCGACACACCAACGGAATTAAACTTTCAATATTATAGGAATTTAATTTTAAATGCCTCATATATGTTCAAATCAAAAGGTACAAGAAAATCTTTAGAATATGTTTTAAGATTTATTGGGGCACCTGAAGCATTAATAGAATTAAATGAAATAGTTTACCTTGCGGACTCTAAAATAAATATAGATAGATTTAATCAACTATATAGTTCTATTTCTGGAGGGACATTATTAGATGTTGTACCGGCATTAGACACAACAAATACATTTAGTATTTTAGGGAAAACATATTCAGGTTTTACTACTTCTGCAAGTATAGGGTTAGTAAGTTCAGTACCGACAGATTTTCCTACCGATAAAGAAGGGTACCCAAAACCACCAGCAAATAACGATAGTTTTTATTATCAATTAGGTAGTGGTTGGTTTGAAACAACACCTGAACATAGATCGGATGAAGTTGCAGACACCGCAAATTCTTCTTTTGATCCTGCAAATCCATATTTGATATCTTATTTGAAACCATTTACTTATGGTCAAGAATATTTAGAAAGGTTTAGAAATTTCCCATCAATGGGTACGTTCGGGTTTGAATTAACGAAAACAATAGATAACCAAAAGTCTTGGGAAATTAATACTGAAAATAGAAGAGTTGATAGTAACTTTAATGGGGCTAATTATTTTGCAGATGACGACAAGTTAGTTTTAAATACAAAAATAATAGAAGCGTATTTGAATATGGGTCAAGGTATCACGTATGATGTTTGGGACATGTCAGTACAATACGATTACCCAATACCAAATTCAGGGTTAACCGCACCATACCCATCACCTGGTAATATTGATTGGACCTATATTAATCCGAAACCAAAAGAAAAAACATTTTTTGAGTTTGCTCAAAATTTTTATAATAATTTTATTAATGTGAGAAACAGGTGGACAATATCCGATGGTAAAACAGGAGGATACCCAACATTACAATCTATTTTTTGGAGATACTTACAATCAGAAGAAACCGTTGGAATACCTAACAATAAATTCACATATCAAAAAATGATTGATTTTACGTTAGGTTTAGGTGATTATTGGCAAAGATTATTAGAACAAGTAGTTCCTGCAACTACTATTTGGATGACAGGGCAAAAAATGGATAACTCGGTTTTCCATAGACAAAAAGTAGTTTGGAGAAGACAAAGAGGTTGTGTATTCATTCCTGTTAGTTGTATTCCTTGTACTTACAATGGACAACTATTCACATATGATTGTATTGATCAGACTTTAACTTGTAATTTAACAAACCTTTCAAACCCACTATTTCCTCAAGAAATATTAAATGATTCAATTAACGATCTAATCTCATCAAGTGGGTATACACAATCACAATGTGATCAAACTAGCGTAATTAGTACGTGGTACATTGATTGCAGATTAGATGATAACATATTGATACAGAGTCCATTTTTTACGGGATATGGTGATGAAACACCAACAACGACGGAAATATTAAATGGAATAGAAACCGAATTAGATACTTTATATAGTTTTGGTTTAAATTATTATTTGGCGGGAAATAATCTAATAGTTAGTAATACTACTTGTTATGATAGTTTCACTGATAAAACTTTATATATTAACATTGGTGTTGATATAGATATAAATTGTACGAACTAATTATAAAATATGGCATGTGTTTCAGGTTTAACCAATGGTATTTACAGTTATGTTGATTGTTGTGGTAATCTACAATCGGGTATTTCTTTAGGTGAAAGTATTTGTATTGACGGTGCTTTTTCAGGAAGTGCAAGTGGGGTTTACGTTGCAACAGGAATAACTTGTACACAAAATTGTAATACAGGTATTTTAAGTACTACTTTTACTGTAACCGGAGTTTGTGATTCAACATCGGGGTCAACAATAATCACTGGTTTTGGTGGTGTTTTACCGTATACTATAGATAATATAATTCCAGGTACTTTACCATTACAAACGAGTAACGGACCATTTACATACACAGGACTTAGTGCTGGAACATACGTCTTTAGAATAAATGATAATCAAGGATTACAAAACAATGAGCAATACATAAACATATATGTTTCTGAATGTTTTACTTCAGTTATAACAGATGTCGACACCACAACATGCGGATTACCAAACGGATCTCTAACGGTTAGTGCAACATCTATTAATAGTCCTTATGATATTATATTATATAAAGACGGATCTATTTTCCAAGTTATAGAAACATTAACATTACCATACACCTTTACTAATTTAAGTGCTGGTACATACTACTCAACCATTTTTGATTTTGGTGCGGTAAGTGCAAATACACCAAACTCTTTAATTTATGATTCTACTGGTGTTAATTTTGGACTTTGGAAAGTTAACGCATCAACATGTGTTATAAACACAGGAAAACTTGCAGTAACCGGACTTACGGGTGTTGGGCCATTCACTTATTTATGGGATAATGGAGAAACAACACAACTCGTAACAGGACTAACTCAAGGGACTTATAGTTGTACGGTTACGGATAGTTTAGGTTGCTCAACAACAGTTGAAGAAACAATAGGTATTGCAGAACCTTTAGGGTTTGTTGGTTTAACTAGTATTAGTCCTAGTTGTTTTGCGACTGATGGTAGTTTAACCTATACGATATCAGGAGGAACATCACCATATTTTTATTCGGCAAACACAGGTCAGGTTGGGTATACACTATCAAATACATTTACTGTAAGTAATTTAGGTGCTGGAATTTATAATATTTTAGTTAGAGATGCTAATTTTTGTGTATTAACTATACCGGGATCTTTAAACACGCAAAATGGTTTTTCATTAAATAGTTTAAATGTGACAAATTCCGTTTGTAGTCAAAATAACGGAGAAATAAGTGTTTCAATATTAGGAACAGGCAGTCAAAATTATCTATATGTTTTAAGTGCACAAACAGGAGGGACCGTTTATAGTTACTTTGGAACAAACCAAAGTTTTACACAAACAGGTTTAAGTAATGCGACATATGATTTATTAATATCTGGTTCAGGAGCTGCTTGTGCTTATACAACAACAGCAACAATTAATTCACAACAAAAATTTACAGTTTCGGCAACAACAACAGGATCTACTTGTGGACAACCAAACGGTTCGGTAGAAGTAATTGTTGGTACAGGATACACAGGATCAATAACCTATGTTTTAGAAAATATTGATACACCATTAATAAACGATAGTGTAATACCAAACACAACATCAAGTGCAGAAACTTTTACAAGCTTAGTACCAGGGAATTATACAATAAGTGTTGTCGATAACCAAGGATGTACCGTCAGTCAAAATTTTTCAATAACAACAACACCTACTGTTAGTTTTGCAATTAATTATACAAACTGTGTTGGAACAACTCTTGGTTCCGCATCCACTTCAATATATGGAGGTACGCCACCATTTACTTACCTTTGGTCTAATGGTTCTGTGGGGTCTTCAGTTGCGGGATTAACCGCAGGAACTTATAGTTTAACAGTTACCGATATTGATGGGTGTTCTGAAACCAATTATTTTAATATTACTTGTATTGGTAATTTAATATCAGCATATCAAACATATAATTTATGTGAAAATGAATTTACAACGACCGTTGGTGCAAAAAGAGGAATATCTGAAATGTTTTTTGAAGGTTTTATGGATGCAACATCAGGTTATACTGGTTGTACTATTTTAAATGCCGATTTAACTTGTTCTATCACTATAAATGGTAGTGCATATACGCAAACATTTGCCAACATAACCGATATTGACGACATCCCTTCAGATAGTTTATGGTTAAGTACCGTTGAATTTCTACTATCAAATATTAATGGTGTTGGTGATTTCACAATTGATGAGTTAAACAATACAATACACATAGAGTCTAATTGTTCGGGAGACATTGACCCAATTGGTAATTCTGAATACAAATTAGAATTACAAATAGATTACGACGCCACTTGTACTGGTAGTGCATCAACAGCGTCAACACCAACCGTAGTATGTTGTACACCAACAATATCAAGTGCAGGTCCAATAAATACGACAGGATTATTTGGTATTTATTTTAACTTACCTTGCGGACCTTGTCTAGCAACAACAGTTGAGTACTCAACAAATAGTGGGGCAACATGGAACTCAAATACCGGTGCTTGTTCTTTGTATAGAACAATACCAACAACAGCAACAACAGCAACAACAAGTACTGTTTATTTTAGAATAAAACAAACATGTAACGGTGCTGGTGTAAGTGATTACTCAAATACATTTATATACACTTATCCGGTTGCTCCGACTCCAACACCAACACCAACTCCAACACCGACTCCAACACCGACTCCAACACCGATACCTGCATTTAGATTTACTGTAGATACTAGAATTGTTTATGGTTCATATATTGACCCTATAACTGGAGACCAAATGATTACATCATCGGGACCATACGTTATAAGATTACCTTTTTCATCACCTGGGCAGTCTTTCTCTAACGGAAGTATTCATTGGGGGGATGGTACTACAAGTCCTTTAGTGGGAACCAGCAGTCTTCATACCTACCCTACACCAGGAATTTATCAAATTAGTATTTTTCCGGATAATGGATTAATACCTAGTTGGGAATTTCAAGTCGGATACCCAGGAACTTCTCCATATGATAGAGGTTCAGACAGATTGAAATTTATATCAATCGACGAGTGGGGTGGATACCGACCAAGACCTAACGATGAATTTAGAGGTTGTTATAATTTAAAATTTGATAATGTTATCGACACACCAAATCTAAATGGTAGAACTTCTTTAAAATTATTTTATAACGCCTTTAGTGGAGCAACTGAAGTTAATAACATAGGAAGTTGGGATGTTACTGATATTACTAGTTTTCCGGGGTTATCGGAATTCCTAAAAGATAATGATGGTAGCCCTACGGTAGTCGCATTTACCACGGATAGTTATAATGATTTACTAATAGGTTGGTCATCATATGGTGCGTCTTTACAAAATGGAGTTGTCGCAGAATTTGGAAATTCAAAATATAGTGGGGCAACGGCAACTGCTGCAAGAAACTATTTAACAACAACTAAAAGTTGGGATATATATGACGGAGGACCGGTATAATGGCTTATTCAATAGACATAACAGGTGTTTCAGGTGGTACCGCACCGATTAGTTTCTATGCTTGTGACCAATATGGTAATAATTGTTCTTTATTAGGGACAACACCGGGTATCTATATATTACCAACATTATTACAGACGGCAACTACTTTAATGATAAAATCTGTTGATAGTACGGGTTGTATTTATTTTCAGATAATATCTTGTGATTTAGAAACATTCATAATCCTAACCGAATTAGGTGATATGATGACAACCGAAGGGGGAGACTTTTTGGTTTTTGAATAGAAACTATTTATATGTATGTTAGTACAAATTACAGGAGACACTGGAGGTCTTGAACCATATGATATATTTTTATGTGACCCAACAAATACAGGGTGTTTTTATATATCGGGATTAACATATATACCGGCAACAGTCGAAATAAATACGGAAAATTATTTTCCAAATGAAAATTTTCTTTATTTAAGAATAGTCGATACAAACGGATGTATTTACTCAACAATACTTAATTGTGTTGGTCAAAAAGCATTCCAAGACGAAATATATTTTGATTTCATGGATGGTGTCGGATATTATTTTCAATAATCAATATTTATAAAATAAAGTATGCCAACATATCAATTATTAACTGACAGAACATTAGCACAATCATCGGCAATAACGCCGACGACACTCATACATATTGTTTATACAGGTGATCCGTCACAAAATATTGCGGGATCGTCTTATAAGGCCGAATTACAACAACTTTCTAGTATTTTTAGTGGAGGATCGGTTTCAGGTGACTACTTACCATTAAGTGGGGGTACTGTAAGTGGGGCAACTAACTTCACAAATGGTTTAACTGCGAATACAATATCTGCTAGTACTTTATTTGTTAATGGTGTACAAATTACAGGAGACACTTTTGTAACAGGAGGGACGTTTTTAATAGATACTTTAACTTTTACAAATAATCAAAATAACACATTCCAAGTTACAGGAATTACCGCTTCAGGAACAACATTCACGGGAGGATCAGGAAATTGTATAGTTGATTTATATGTCACGAATATTCACGGATGTTCACCAATAACAATATATGACTCAATAAGATCAACCGGTTCTACAGTTTCGGATCAATCATCTATTTCTTTTGGTTTTCAAACATCCGCAACTACAGATTATTCACACGCAGAAGGACAACTTACACTCGCATCAGGTTATGGTTCACATGCGGAAGGAGAAAGTACGTTGGCGTCAGGAGGTGCTTCACATACTGAAGGATTCCAAACATCAGCAACAACAACTTATGCTCATTCTGAGGGACAATTAACACTTGCGTCAGGTGCTGCATCACATGCTGAAGGTGATACAACAACTGCAAGTGGTGGTGGTTCACATGCGGAAGGGACCCAAACAACAGCATCAGGTTCTGGTTCACACGCAGAGGGTAGTCAAACAATTGCTTCCGGCAATTGGTCACACGCAGAGGGTAATCTTACATTTACACAAAATAGTTATACACACGCCGAAGGGTTTCAAACATCGGCAACAACATTATATGCTCATTCAGAAGGTATACGAACATTATCATCAGGACAAGCGTCACACGCTGAGGGTTATGAGACTACGGCCTCAAACACACACGCACATGCCGAGGGAGAATATACAATAGCAAATGGTATTGCGTCACATGCAGAAGGTAGTAACACTTTCACACTTAGTATCGCATCACATGCTGAGGGTAGTGGAACTACGGCAACAGGAATCGCATCTCACTCTGAAGGGGTTACTACAAGAGCATCAGGAGTCGGTTCTCATAGTGAAGGGTTTCAAACATCAGCAACAACATCATACGCACATTCAGAAGGTAGTGGTACTAGGGCGTCAGGAACGGGTTCACACGCCGAAGGGTTTCAAACATCAGCAACAACATCATATGCACATTCAGAAGGACATATTACACTTGCGTCTGGTGCTAATTCTCATGCTGAAGGAAGAAATACTACCGCTTCAGGAACAGGTTCACATGCAGAAGGAAGTGGAACAACGGCATTTGGTAACTATTCACACGCAGAAGGGTTAGGTACATACTCAAGAGGTGATTACCAAATGGCGATAGGACAATGGAATTCAACCGGAGACACCACACAAGGGGCGTTTATAATAGGAAATGGGTTAAGTTCAACGAACAGATCAAATTTACTATTTGCTGCCAATTCAGGTGTTACTGTTTATGGTAATTTTACGGCAACAACAATATCAGCAACAACATATTTAAACTTACCTGTACCACCATTTTTTAATCCTGGAACCGCATCTACTATTAATTGGGACGTTTCTGGCGTTAGTAACAATTATACCGCAACTTTAACTGCAACAACAACAACACTTAATGTATCTAATATAAGAAATGGTGAGTATGCTACAATTATTTTAACTCAAGATAGTGTTGGTAGTAGGACCATCACGTTAGGAACAATAAACGGAACTTCAGGTTCAGGAAGACACAAAGTATCAAGTGGAGGAGGAGGATTGATTTATTTAACCAGTAATCCTAACGCTGTTGATATATTATCATGTGTATATGATGGTAATATTCTTTATTGGACGGTAGGTAATGATTATAATTAAAAAATGAAAGGAGCAGCATTTTTTTCTACAAACAAATCTCAGGATATATTTAATATAAGGTTTACCGGCACAACATTTAATTTTACTCATTATTTTGCCGATGATGGGACAATAAAGAGGGCGTTAGTTGGTATTAGTGGGTATCCTACATCGTACAGTGGAGTCACTAGAAGTGCCGGTGGTACAGGAACAACAAGACCCTACATTATTACAGGATTAACTGCAGGAGAAAAAATAGCCCAAATAAAAACTTTCAACACAGGAGAAATAGGTCGAACAAGCATACAGGCAGGTCCAGGTTTAATTGGAAATCTTGATTTTTCAAAATGGAATAAAATTGAGGCCCAATTCAGTATTGTTGGAACAAATAGTTTAACAGGGGTGACAAACCCACAAAATTGGAAGGGAATAACAAATTCTTTGTATAATTTGTCGGTTTCGTATGGGTTACAATCAACAGGATTAAAAGATTTAGATATTTCAATGTTTAATAGAGTGAGAGATATTGACGTATTAGATAACCTATCATTATCATCTATAACTTTACCAAGTCTCTATATTGCAGGATCTCCAAGAAATATTGATTTTAGTAATAATAGATTAATAGGTGATTTAGATTTTTCTTGTATGAATAATAGAATGAATGTCACAACCTATAGTTTTGATATATCTAGTAACTTTTTTTTAACTGGAGTTACGTTTCCTAATGTTGGTGCTAGAGTGGCTTCCGTCGGATCACCACAATTATTTGGTCAAAATAATAATATAACAGGAAATTTAAATTTATCCATGTTGTCAGGGTTTCCTGTTAATATTAGTTTTAGAACCAATCCAAATTTGACCGGTATTACTTTACCAACACAAGCCGCAATATTTTCAAGCCCTACAAATTCTTGTATATCAAACGGAATTACAAATTTTGACTTTGCGGGTTGCAACTTACAAGGTACCTTAGATTTATCAATTTTTCCAAACTTTGGTGGTTCTTCTAGTGTTGGTGAAATTGATTTAAGATTCAACACAGGATTAACATCCGTATTTTTTACTTCAACAACAAAAAATTTCAGATCAATACTTTTAAGTGAGTGTGATTTAACAGGTAATTTAAATTTAAGTGGATTTACAGGTAGATTAGGTGGTAGATTTGATATATCCTTAAACCCAAATTTAACAGGTATAACTTTTAGTAGTGCATGTACCTATAATCAAAATGTTGCAAGTGTTACAAATCAATTTTTAGTTGACAACTGTAATCTAACAGGTACCCTTGATTTATCAAAAATAACAGGATTAGGTGGGTCTTTTGCATGTAATAACAATACAAATTTAAATCAAATATTACACGGACCATCATCTTCCGCAAACACGTTTTCATATTATTTAGCGTATAATTGTAATCTTACAGGTACTCATGACTTGACACCACTTTCTGGTTTATCAGGATCGATACAAATTTTTAGTAATACAGGATTAACCGATGTTTTATTTCCGGTTACAATAAATACTTTTAATAACGGTGGTGTCTCAGAAAACGATTCCGCATTAACATTGTACGGTAATGGTCTTAACTATGTTGATTTTAAACCATTATCAGGATCAACATTTTCAACAAACTCAAGAATAAGGTTACAAAATAACGGAATGACGGCATCTGAGGTTAATCAAATTCTTGTTGATTTTAGTGGTAATGCAACATATAACTTAACAGGTTGGGATAGTATAGATTTAAATATTGGTGGATCTAACGCCAACCCTGACAATTCTAGTGGTGGGTTTGATGGTTTAGCCGCGGTTGCGTTTTTAACAGGATCACCTCAAAATTGGACAATTACTTATTAAATATGATTTGGAGATTAATATATAATGATATAGAAATTTTAAGTTTATTTGAAACTTCAGATATTACTTTAACAAGAAACTACGTTTTTGACGGAAACACTATTGAAGAATGTTACACTAAAATAGAAGAATTGAAATTTGATTTTGAATACACTTTAGATGAAATAAACTATGTCGTTTTTAAAAATGGTATTAGAAGTACCGAAATAAGATCAAATAACAAACAATAATATTCATTTATTTTTATATTTTCATAACTTTTATTTATGAAAATATTTGTTCAAATCGCGTCATATAGGGATCCCGAACTTTTACCGACTATCAGAGATTGTATAACTAAGGCAAAACATCCTGAAAATTTAACTTTTGGTATATGTTGGCAACGTGACGAAACAGAATCATTAGAGGAATTTACATTTGATAATAGGTTTAGAGTTTTAGAATATCATTGGTCGGAAAGTAAAGGACTTTGTTGGGCACGTTCTGAAATACAAAAACTTTGGAGAGGAGAAGAATACACACTTCAATTAGATTCGCATCACAGGTTTATTGAAAATTGGGACGAAGAATTAATTAATATGATGAATATGGTCGATTCAGAAAAACCGATAATTACATCATATGCTGGTATGTATAGACCAAACGATAACCAATTATTAAATGTTGAACCGTATAAAATGGTTGCAACAAACTTCACAGAAGGTGGTACCATAATGTTTAGACCCCATGCAATACAAAATTGGGAAACTTTAGATAAACCAATACCTGCAAGATTTGTTAGTGGTCATTTCTTTTTTACAATAGGAAAACATTGTGAAGAGTACAAATACGACCCAAATATATACTTTGCAGGGGATGAGATTAGCTTATCAATAAGGTCATATACTTTAGGTTATGATTTATATCATCCACATAAAACTGTTGTATGGCATGAATACACAAGAGAAGGTAGAACAAAACATTGGACAGATTTTAATCAAGAAAATAAAACAAAAGGTGTCGTTGAAAAACAATGGTGGGAAATGGATGATGAGTCAAAAAAAAGATTAAGACACATGTTACAGGAAGAAGATAATAATATAGATTTAGAAGAATATGGTTTAGGTAACGTTAGAACCCATAAACAATATGAGGATTATGCCGGAATAAATTTTAAAAATAGAAAACTACACCCCAAAACTTTAAAAGGAATTAACCCACCAATCAATGATTATTCCGAATGGTTTTTAATTGAGGAACAAACTTATGAATTTGAATTAAACATACCAAAAGCAAAAGATTTTAAATTTATTTACATCGGTTTTGAAGATATAAATGGAGATTTAATATATAGGGTAGATTTAAACCACAACCAAGAAAAATTAAATGTAAGTTTCAAATCAACTTCAAACCCATATAGGTGGGTTTATTGGGTTTATGATACAAATAATAATTGGATAAATCGTAAAGATGTATATTTATAAAAAAACCAATTAATTAAATGACGGACATAATATTAAGTAGTTGTTGTTACAATCAAATATCATATAGTGCAACAAGTTGGGGTGGTTTAACAGCCATTGGTACTGTATTTAACATAACAGGAGATACCGTTATTGTTGATGGGTGCTATACGGTATCTAGTGGTATTACACCAGTAATCACTACATCATTAGTTGGTACCGCAACTGTTGTTTCAGGGTGTACTCACCCTTCTTGTGAGTCTTGTTGTGATGATATTATTTGTTTAGAACTACTTGGAGATACCTATTCAGGTATAACAGGAACATATAGTCTTGATGGTTCTTATAATGGTTATTTATATTTTACAGGAGGAACTGACCCTGGTTTTTTATATTTTGACAATACTAAATGGTGTTTAAGTACGTCTCTTGGTGGAACTTGTTTATTTTATGGGTCTTTTCCAACAACAAGTTTTTGTCCTGATCTTGCACCATCTATTCAAACAAACGGAGTTTGTCCACCACCAACACCACCACCAACAGATCCGTGTTCGGTTTTAGATTTTGATGTTTTATTGGAGTGTGAAATACCCACACCGACCCCAACACCAACCCCTACACCTACACCAACACCAACCCCTACACCAACCCCTACACCCGACCCTTGTAATGTATTTACTGCTAGTATTAGTTTTGAGGAAGTAACACCAACACCTACACCAACACCTACACCAACCCCTACACCAACTCCTACACCGGTAATACCAATTACAGGTGAAAGTGTTACTTTTGTGGTAGATCAAGGGTTTTTTGTGTGTCCAACAGTTAAAAAACTTGTTGACTGCCAAACATCTGACATTTATTATGTGACCAATAGTTTGATATACAGCGGAACTCAAATACAAACAGGGACAACGTTTGTTGTGACATTAAGTGATTTTAATTCAGACCAAATACAGTGTGTTACTTATGAAAGAAGTGTAAGTGGGTCACCAAATAGGACCGTAAAAGAAATAATTGAAATTTTAATATCAGGTTGTTCACAGTGTGATTTACCAACACCTACACCAACACCAACACCTACTCCAACACCTACTCCAACACCAACACCTACTCCGACATATCCTATTGGGACTTCATTTGTGTTTACGTCTTGTACTAATAATAGTATGATAGTTCAAACATCATACCCACCATCAAATGTGGTTGTAAATGATATTATAAAAACAAATTCTGGGATTTGTTATGAGTACATTGGAAACTTTATTGGATATATACCACCAAGCGGATTTATTGTTACAAACTCTAATATATTTACTTCTTCCGCCCAAACAGTTTATGATAGTTGTTTAGAATGTAATACACCTGTAATAACAGGAACCACATATAAAAGTTGGGAAGCTAAAGGAGAATACTCATTATCTTGCCCTGTTTGTCAGTTAACAAATTTTGGGGCGGCAATAACATTCTACACGTCTTCAGCGGACACTGTTTTACAGACAGGTGTTTACATATATAGAGATATTAATTTAACAAGACCGGTTACTATTGATTATGTACAATACGGCACTAAAATATATAAAGTAGGAACTTTAGGTTTGTTAACTGAGTTTTGTACATTAAATGGAAACTGTAAAAGTAGAGGGTAGAATATTTATAGATAATGTCATATCAAGTAACAATTAATTCAATTACAAGTGGAACATCGCCATATAATATATGGATATGTGACACATGTTTTGGTACTTGTGTGTATCATGACACAATAACAACAACACCTTATAGTTTTACATTACCATCTGTATATGAAACATACCCTAGTTATGTTATAAAAATTATTGATGATGTGGGATGTGTTTATTGTGAAACATCATCGGCATCGTATAAACAATTTGAAGACGGAGATTATTTTGAATTTCAAGATGGAGACGAATATCAATTTCAATAAATAAATTAAAATGGCAAGATTAACAGAAAAAACATTAGCACAATCATCAGCTATTACACCAACAACACTTATTCATATTGTGTATACTGGTGATCCATCGCAGAACGCTGCTGGATCATCATATAAAGCTGAATTACAACAGCTAACTTCTATATTTTCAGGAAGTACATTTACAGGAGGAACTGTGAATTCACAAACAAACTTCATCGGAGGACTTTCGGCTAATACATTTAGTGCAACAACAATAGATTTGTGTGGGTCAAACGGGACCCTTTACACTAGTAGTATTTCAGGATGTTCACCAATAAACATGTTAAGTCCGGTAGTATTCCCGCAAGGAATATCTGCAACAACAATAACTATAAATAATAATTCAATATCTGCCGATACATTTGTAACAGGAGTGACATTTAACAATTCCAACTATAATCTTTCATTAAGTAGAAATGATGGGGTAACTTTAACTTCAAGTTTGTCAATATTAGCCTCTGATCTTAGAGTAACTGGAGGGACTTATAATTCTTCAACAGGAACTGCAACTTTTACAAATAATAGCGGAGGCACTTTTAATGTAACTGGTTTTTTAACAGGTGCAACAGATGTTAGACTTACAGGAGGAACATATAGTAATGGTACTGCAACTTTTACAAATAATACAGGAGGTACTTTTAATGTGACTGGGTTTTATACAGGTGCGACTGATGTTTTTATAACAGGAGCAACGTATTCTAATAATAACTTTACCTACACAAATAGTACTGGAGGTTCTATTTCAGTTTTGTTTGATGACGTTTCGGGTTTAACATCAAACGGAACTATATCATCACAATCAATTACTGCAAATACTGTTTCTGCTAATACTTTAACAGTAAGTGGAATAACAGTGAACCCTAAACAATTAATCGCTTTATTTTTTGGACATGATTCATTAAATCCTGGTGATACACAGACATATTATATAGGTAACTCAATCAATCTTACAGCACCTATTTCGGGATCCGATGGAAGAAGAGTTATTGTACCTAAAACAGGAAATATTGTAAGAGTAGGTATTTGTCAAACAGTTGGTGGTGCTTTAGGTACTAGTGAAACTAGTACGTTTACAATAAATAATTTTACACAATCAACACAAAGTACGATAACAACAACATATACTTACGACTCTTCAAGTGCAAATATAAGTTATGTATTATCATCACCCTTAGCAGTTACAGAAGGAGATAAAATAGAAATAAGATGGACAACACCAACATGGGCAACAAACCCAACAAGTGTTAGACAACAAATGAACGTTTATTTAGAATATTAATTATGGACTTAGGAACTTATCAAATAGAAACATATACCGTAGATCACCCAACCGCCGGTACACTTACAAAACAAAAAATAGCATACTACAATAGAAGAGATGAAATTGAAACTATTGAATTTTATGATGGTTATATAAGACCAGGTTACACACCAAGATAATATGGCAGATTTAAGTGGAAATAGTTGTAATATCGTAACTCTTTTACCTTTGGGTATTGATTGTGACACTATAAATGCGTCAACACCAGCGTCATCTAACGGTTATATGGCGGTACTAATCACAGGAGGAACACCACCATATACGGTTTCATGGAGTAATGGTGCTCAAGGTACATATATAACAAATTTAATACCGGGAGACTATACTGTAAATGTAACCGATTACTATGGTGATTTTAGCGCATCGACAACCTGTACCGTTGGATACGAATCATTTTTTTTAGAAAAGTTTCAAAAATGTTCTTCAGTTTGTGATTGCGGTTTAACATTGACATGGACTAACCCATCAACATTACAAGCTCAGACATTTAATCTTACACCAACAGGAACTCAATACGGTAGAAACCTTTTTACTTGGATGGCAGATATAGGATCAGGAGATGAAAATTTTGTATTAGGTTGGAACCCAACACTTGAAAGATGGGAATTGGCGTCTTTCCTTACTTTAACTACATTAAATTGGTTAAACGATGATACTGATTGTCCTTCCGGAACAATAGATGACTGGTTAGGTACAATCGAAATGTTTACATCAACACCACAATGCGGAGAAGTGGTTTATTATTTAAGAAGTCAACCATCTTTATTTACCCTTAATAAAATTTATAAACTAACATCACAAATGGGGTGTTGGAAAAGTTTAGGATCAGAATTAAATAGCGGACAAACATTTATAAATCAAGTAGCCGTTAAATCTGCTGGCCCATATAATTCTTGTTTAATATGTAATAGCGGTATTAATATACTAATTACTCCGCAAATATATAGAGGACCACTTTGTTTTACAAGATTAATTCATCCTGCAACGCTAAATCAAACAACATACTACAGCGGTAACACAATAAATAATTACCCATCTTGGACTGCCGGCACACAAACTATATATTATAATAGCGGAACAACGAGATGGACAATAAGTGGATGGTCAAGTAGTAATGTTCCTTACCTACAAAGCCCAAACACACCACCTGTTGGTACTTGGACAACGCCAGGTGCGTTTATATCTAACATTAATGTAACTACAGGTGTTTGTACAACTTCGCCACTTCAAATTAGCGTTCAAACACAAAACCCGGCATGTTCAACAAGTTATGGTTCTGCGACCGTTAATGTTATTGGAGGCACTGCACCATACACATATTCTTTAGATAATATTAATTTTACATCAAATAACTTTTTAACAAATTTAGCGGGTGGACCATACACTGTTTATGTTAAAGACTCGTCACCAATACAAAATTCAGGTAATCAAACTTTTAGTATTGTTCCTGTACAAAACTTTGTAAATTATTTAATTAATGTTAATTTTGTTGAACCATCACCATTATCTAACACAACTACTCAAGCTGCTAGTTTTGCAACACTTACAAAAAATACTACATTTACAATTAGTTTAACACCAACACAACCGTTCAATCAACCAAGTACCGTACAGTTTGATTTAGTTTTTGATATCTCAACAACAGGCACAACAAACGCAACTGATCAACCAATAATAAATAACACCATCGTTGTTACAGGATCGACAGGTACAACCCTAAACTTACCAACTTCAACAACACCGACTTCAAGTACAACAATTAACAATAATTGTGCGGGAGGACAAGTTATTGTTAGCGGATTCCAAACCACATACTCAGCATGTTTAATAACTAATAACACTGCAACGATTGGAGGTACTATTAGTCAGTATATTTATGAAACATGTGCCAGTACTAATTCATGTACTTTGAGGGCGAATTCGTTAATAACTTTACAAGTAAGAAACATATCGATCACACCATTAAATTGCCAAGGAATAGATTCAACAATAATAACAAGATCTACTTTAGCACAAAAAACAGGACCAACATGTCCTACGGTTTTATAAAACAAAGTATTTATGAAATATGTCATACATAATTAAAAACACATCAGCATTAATTAATACGCAACTTACAGACGCTGCGAGAAAAAAACTTTCACAAGGAAAATTTGATATTGCTTATTTTCAAGTAGGTGATAGCGAAGTTTGTTACAATTGTGTAAATGGAATGAATTTAGTTGAGTCAAATGTTTTGATGCCACAATATAATGCTCAAAACATGGCACCAATACCCGATAGAAATAGAATGAACATTAAATATCCTTTATTTGTTGATTCTACTTCAGGAAGTACATTCGGTATTCCATTTGACGACTCATACATTGATGATGTTTTTAATAGTGCAGCACCAAGAGGATTTTTTACTGGTAGTACGGGATTTACAACTTCGGCGTATACATTAAATCCAAATTTTGTAATTGATAACACGACTTTATCATCAGGAAATACAATAACATTAACGTATAGTAGCGTAAATGTTAGTGTTTCTGGTACTGTTAGTGAAGGTGATTTTATTACAATATTTACAAATGGGTTATTATCTCCAGTATCTAATAATGGACCTATGTTTACATATAAGGTTGTCGGAATAACAGGTAATACGTCAACAGCAACTACCATCACTATACAAGTAGATAGACAAGTTCCTGATTTTAGTTCTATGGGTATAACGGGAAATAGTTCTTGTTTATTTTACCCCGAACAAATGACCGATCTATATGATACTTTCACACCACAACCATATTGGGCTACTGATGTGTTTAATTTTGAAACAAATTGTGATGTTTCACAAAGAAATGTGGTTATTTGGAACATGAATTCGCCTTGGACTGAATCACCAGCAGGGGTATTTAATAATTTAAACCAAAATTATAATTTTTACGAATCTACAGGATATACAGGATCAAAAGAATATTTCGGTTACAATAAATCTGAGGGACAGACAGATACCGATTCGGTATATTACTATAATTCATTGTCTGAAAAAATTACAGTAGAACCGAAAGATCAAAAATCGGTTGCTATTTTACATTATACAAATCAAGCTATAGATAATTTTTATGGTGAAAAATTCGCATTTCAAGAATATGACCCAACAAATCCAGGTAATACAGGACAAGCAAGGAACTTTAAATTGTCTTTACCTTGGTTAATGTGGCACAAAAATAGTAATGGAACTGTAGGTGAAGATTTTTATGTTGACCCATCAGGTTTTACATCTCTTAATTTATTTCAAGAATATTATATGGAATCAACAAGAGACTTAAATTTTAATGCACCTGGTTTAAGGTACTATCATTTATGGGACACACATCCAAATACAAACGGAATACCAAATAGGGTAGGTAAAGTTTATCCTGACTACAAAATGGTCATATTTGATGATGAAGAAATTGTTGCAACATTAAATAACAAATCAAACAGATCTTGGACATTACCGGCACCACAATTAGGACTAATTATTCCAAATACATTATGTGGTACTGATGGTAGTACTACAGGATTATTATCAGGAAGTGCGGAAAGTTTATTTGTAACATATAGATTTAACAATACAGCATTTACCAACTCATTACATTGTAATTATTACTCAAAAGTATCGGGCTATGACCAAACAACAATACCAGGATCAACAGACGTTTTATTCAGATTTGGAAACGAGTTTCCATTTTTAGTTTCACAAATTGGAACAACACCAAGCGGTTTTACTGCGAATAGTTTAAAAATATTGGCACAAAAAGTAACATATGGAACGACAAGACCCGACCCAACACAGTGGAGAGAAATTGATATGAGTTCACAGTTATCGGCAACAACCGTAGGTGGTTATTTAACAGTGACAGGATTGACAGGAACTACATTACAAATAACTGAAACTTTGTATAATTCTGCACCAACATATAGATTAGATAATTATATTGACCTTCCATCTTTAAATCAAACGGGGACTACTTTTAATTTTGGTGGTGAGTTTTATTTTTATGGTACAATTCAGACAGATATTCAGGCAACAATTTATGTTATGAACTATCTATGTAACTTAGGTCAGACACAATTTTTTGATTCATCAAACCCTACTTGGGATAAAACTAAGACACCACACGTAACCGAACTTGCTCTTTACAACTCTGAGAAAGAACTTATGGTTATTTCTAAGATACAATCACCTGAAAAAAGACAAGGGATTCAACAGTATCCTATTAAATTAGATTTTTAAATTTTTATGGCAAAAACAGATTTAAAGAACTCACCAAAGGTGTTGGGTCTTGATATATCAACAAAAACAATAGGATGGAGTTTATTTGATATTAAATCACAAGAATTATTAGAATTAACACATTTCTCACCTGTAATAAAACCAAAAGTTGATGATAAAATTCAAGAACTTTTGATGAAAGTAACCGCATTTGAAGAAAAACTACAAAACTATACAAAGTTAGGTATTACAAGTGTCGTAATTGAAGAGCCGTTACTTAACTCAAACAATGTTTGGACTGTAGGTACTTTACTTAGATATAATTCTATGATTACAAAATCAATTTATGATATCTTAGGAATTGTTCCATCATATATTTCTACATACAACTCAAGAAAATTTGCATGGCCTGATTTAGTACAACAAAACGATAAGGGTAAACACGTCTTGTTTGGTGGATTACCTAAAGATGTTGACAAAAAAGAACTTATTTGGAAAAGAGTTTCAGATAAGGAACCACAAATTACTTGGCATTATACAAGAAACAACACACTTAAAAAAGAATGTTATGATATGGCCGATTCTTATACTTGTGTTCTTGGATATATGAAACAAGAAAACATTTGGTAATATATTCTGTTTGACTATTCACCCTTATTTCTTATCTTTTATGTATGAAAGAAGAGTCACTATTAGTTGACCTTATCGAGAATATTTTTGGTGAACCGAAAAACGTAAATGAATATAGTGGTCAAATATCTGTTGACTGTCCCGTTTGTTCCTATGAGATAAAAGGTTTATCAAAAACCGATGGTAAGGGAAATTTAGAAATAAATTATATTAACCATGTTTATAAATGTTGGGCGTGCTCTGAAACACACGACACACATGGACATTTAGGTAGACTAATTGAACAATTTGGTTCAAAAAAAGACAAAAAAACCTATAACCTCATCAGACCGGATAAGGTAGAAAAAAAACAAAAAGTATATAAAGAGTTAGAATTACCAAAAGAATATAAAAAGTTTGAGGAAATACACCCATTACACGTACCAAGAAAAGAGGCGTTTAATTACCTTAAAAAAAGAGGTATAACTCAAGAAACAATAGATAAGTATAATATTGGTCTTTGTATTGAAGGTGAGTATGCTGGTCGTATTATTGTTCCGTCATTTAATAAAAAAGGAGATCTAAACTTTTTTGTATCAAGATCATGGAACCCAAGATCAAAGTTAAAATACAAAAACCCTGAAGCGGCAAAAGACTTTCTTATATTTAACGAAAGTTTAATTGATTGGAAAAAAGATATATACCTTGTTGAGGGTGTGTTTGATTCTTTCTTTTTAGACAATTCAATTGCATTGTTAGGTAAATATGTTAATGATAATTTATGGGAAAAACTTTACGAAAAGGCAAAAAAAGACATTATTGTTTGTCTTGATGGAGATGCGTTTACAGATGCTAAAAACATTTATGACAAATTAAACGGAGGAAAACTTTATGGTAGGGTTAAGTTGATGAAACTACCAAAAGATAAAGACGTTTGTGACCTAAGAGGTCAAATAAACGAATATATAGTAGAAGAAAAAGAATGAATTTAAAAGAAATAGCAAAAGAAATACGAGATATCTTATCAGAAAGACAAAAAGAGTTAGAATTAACTTTTGAAGAAGATAAACATAGATACACCATGAAAGATATTGATGGAACAATCAGAGATGATTTTCCGTCCGTATCAAAAGTAATGAAGTTATTTTATGATGATTTTCCCACTGAAGAAGCGGCAAGAAATAAGGCAAAAGGAGACCCATACGTTATGCAAACACTGCTCGCAGAATGGGAAGAGGCTGGTAGAATATCAACCAATATGGGAAGTAGAGTCCATTATGAATTGGAGATTGAAACAATCAAAAGACATGGAATCAAAAAAGAGGTTAGACAACCACTCTATGAATGTGATATGGAAATGATTATGAAAGGTGATAGAATGATCAAAGCTGGCTATAAGTTTTTGAAACTCATGGAAGAAAGGGGTGCGGTTCTATTAGACACGGAGATAGTTTTAGGTCATCCTGAGTTAGGATACACAGGCCAACCTGATAAAGTTTGGTTAATGTTTAATAAACAAAAAACCGGGTTTGGTATTGTTATAACCGATTGGAAAACCAATAAAAAGAAAAACATGGAATCTAACGACTACACAAAACCGATGAAAGAACCATTTAAATACCTACCAAATACCGCTCTTGGTCACTACAACACACAATTACCACTATATGGAAAGGTGTTATTAAAAATGTTGGAAGGAACAAAATATGAGGGTATTGGGTTTTATGGTTGTGTGATTGTTCACTTAACAGAAGAACAAGATTTTACTGAATATAGGGTAGAAAGAAAGGTAATTGATGAGATAATAAACATGGATATTAAAGAACGTTTGACAACATTAAAAAAATAAATTATAATTTAATATGAAACCAGAATTAACAATTAGGTGGTGGTATAATACCACTTGGGATAAAGAAGTAGGAAAAATAAAAGTAAAATATAAAACAAAATGGAAGAAATCATCAAACCAAAAATCAATCTAAGAGATCAACCAACCATTGATTGTGAAAAATGTAAATCAACATACTTTAAAGAAGTTACAATATTGAAAAAAGTACCTAAACTATTAACAGGTAGTCCTGAAGACACTATTGTACCGTTCCCAACTTATATGTGTAATGATTGTGGAAATGTAAATGAAGATTTTAAATTATTTGATAAGTAATGGAAATAGGTAAAATGACAATAAGTGAAGCGTATCCTCACCTTAGAAGTGTTGCTCTTGCTTATGGATTAAAATTGAACAGATCTAAAGAATTTAAGTTTGCTAGAATTATTTTAGCAAATCTTTATAATCGTGAATTAATATAAAATTATGGGAAAAAAATTAGTATGGTTTGAATCTTACACAACAATTTGTAAATATTCGGCCGAGTTAACGGATGAAGAAGTAAAACTTTTTGAAGAAGATGAAGAGAAGTTTTATGAAGAAGTTGATTTCAGAGGAGATCAAGAATTGGAGTGGGATAAAATCCAAGACGAAGATGAATATGATTTTAGTATTGAGGAGGATTAATTATGACACATAAAGAATTTTATATTTGGTTAGAAGGTTATTTACACGGTAAATTCAATGATGAAAATGTAGATATTCTACCAATTGTTGATAAAATGCTGGAAGTTAAAGACGTTGACCCGTTTTTTTCAAATCCAAAAATTAATGTACCTACTTTTGAACCAGCACCAATACCACCAAATCCATTCAAAGATGATGGATATGATGATTTAGGAAGACCACCAAAAATTGTAATGTAATGATTAAAAAATTAATACACTTTTCTGATCTTCACGTAAAACTATTTAAAGATCACGACCAATACCGAAAGATATTAGAGAATGCAATCAACCAATGGAAAGAAATTAAACCTGACCGTATTGTCTTTACCGGTGATTTAGTTCACTCTAAAAATCAAATGACTCCTGAACTTATTGAGTTTGTTGCTTGGATTTTAACTGAATGTGCGAATATTACAAAAACCATTCTAATTCCTGGTAATCACGACTTTTTAGTGAATAATATTGATAGGTTAGACGCATTATCTCCGATTATCGACTCATTAAATAACAAAAACATTGTCTATTACAAAGACAGAGGTGTTTATGAAGATGATAATGTTAGTTGGTGTGTTTATTCTCAGTATCAAGGAAATATTCCTCCTGAAATTAGTGAAGCAAAAGGAATAAAGGTAGGTTTATTTCATGGACCAATACAAGGTATGACTACGGACTTAGGTTATGACTTTGGAGACCACGCGTATGATGTTGAAAAGTTTGATGGGTTAGATATTGTTTTATGTGGAGATATTCACAAAAGACAGGAATTTAGTTTCAAGACCGGTAAAGGGTATATGATCGGATCACCAATTCAACAGAACATCGGAGAGAGTATCCGAAATCACGGTTTCGGAACTTATGATTTCGGAACTAAAGAATATACCTATACGGACCTTGAAAACCCAAAACCGTTTTTAAAGTTTTCAATAAAATCTTTTTCTGATATTGAAAATGGAACTGAAGTACTCAGAAATATTTAATAAAACCATATTGAAATCAGTATCTGAATATTGTAAACTCAATAATATTGAAGATGTTGATGGGTTTATTAAAAAATGTTTTCAGTCGGGGTTTAATATAGAAAAGTACGGACTTTTGGGAAAAACACTTAATGAAGATGAAAAAGACTTAAAAACGGGTATTGTTGGTGAAAAACAGGTAGAAATTGAGGTAATCCGTGAAATACGGGTGGAAGTACCGGTTGAAGTAATCAAGGAAGTTGAAAAGATTGTTGAAGTTATTAAAGAGGTACCTGTAGAAAAGATTGTCACAAAAATAGAATATATTGGTGACAAAAACACAGAAAATGACCTTAATGAAACTATAACTAAAAAAGATGAAGAAATATCTAAACTTAGTCAAACTTTAGATGAACTTAGACGTAATTTAGACATTAACGTAGACGATAATAAAACAAAAATGTTACAACAGACAATACAAAACCTTAACACAGAAATAAGGGAATTAAAAAAGAAAATTGAAGAATTAGAAAAAAAATTGTTAGAACAACCAAAACAAGTTGGAGATACCCCTGCCAGGTTTCATGGAAGTTCTAACCTAAACGATAACTTATATAAATAATATGAATTTAGTAATTTGGGCAATGGTTGCCTACGGAATGACAAACATATTGGTCTATGGATCAATATTCGGTGGATTAAGACAATCCATACACAATTGGGGTAATAACCCATTATCTCCATTTAACTTTTTAGGTAAATTCCTATCTGGCCTTATTTCCTGTGTTTTATGCACATCAACATGGGTCGGTTTCTTTTTATCATTAGCGTATTTTTCGCCAAATGCGGATTTGATTGGACTTAATAAAATTTTATCCGTATTCTTTGACGGGATGTTATCTGCCGGATTGGTATGGGCAATAAACGCAATAATAGAGTGGTTTGAAGAAAATAGACCAAGTAATAACAAGTAATAATAACTAATAATAACTAATAATAACTAATAATGGGAAAGGCGGCAAAAGCACACAGAGCAAAAGTAGCAAAAAGAAATGCTAACATGAAAGTACAAGAAAAAAGAATGCAAAAAGTTTGGCAAGAGGCTTTTGAAGAACAAATGAATGCAATGAAAGAGAAATTTGCATCAATGTCAGGAGACACTATGTCGGGATTAACTGGATTATTAGAAGATGAGAAAGAAACAATACAAGAAGAATCCGAATCAACAGAACCTATTTCAGGAGATCAGACCGTTTAATTATAATATCATGACAAAAGATATAGAATTTTCAAAGTTTGACAACCCAACTATTCAAGTGGTATGGGAAGATTATAATGAAAATTTCACCCAAGACAAAATCAAAAGTGTTAAACATTACTTTCAAAAAAAGTATAACACAACAAACGTCAATGTAATAACAAAGGCTAAAATTGAAAAAGAAGAGGGTGAGCAAACAGTAGATGTGTCTGTGAATATCATGGACACAAACTACCAAGTTGAGTTACTTAGACAGTTTCTAACAAGTAAAAACTACGACAAGCATTTGGACGCAATTTTGAACCATAATAAAATGGTTGAAAATAAAATGCAAGAAACCGAAACAGAAACTGCGGTATTTAAAAAATGGTTTATTAAAAATATTGAGTTTTCTAATTTCCTATCATACGGTGAAAATCAAAAAGTGGATTTTGAAAAAACGGGAGGACTAACAGTTATTGAATCAAACCCACCGAACTTCGGAGGAAAAACTGTCTTGTCAGTGGATCTATTATTGTTTTTATTCTTTAATGAAACAACAAAAACAACAAAAGCCGAAGAGATATTCAATAGATTTACAGATAAAGATAAAGTAACCGTAAAAGGTGAAATTGTTATTGATGGTGAAGAATATATTATTGTTAGAAATATTGAAAGAAAAATGTCTAAAAAGGGTGAATGGAATGTTAAAACCGAATTAGACTTTTTTAAAAAACTATCTGACGGAACACTTCAAAACTTTACAGGAGAACAAAGAAGAGAAACCGAAAAGTTCATCAAAGAATCTATTGGAACAAAAGAAGATTTCTTAATGACAATACTTACAACCGCAACAAATCTTGAAGAACTAATTGATTCAAAACCAACAGCAAGAGGTCAGGTACTTTCAAGATTTATGGGCCTTGATTTTTTAAGAAGAAAAGAAGATGTTGCAAAATCAATATACTCAGACTTTTCTAAATCAATGTTGTCAAACATCTATAACACGGAACAGTTAAAAACTGATAATGAAAATAATGAAACAAAAATAACTGAACTGAAGTCTAATATTGAAACATATAAAACCGAACTAAAAACAATAGAAGAAAATATTGTTAAAGGTAAGGACTACCGTGATGACATGATGTCTAAAAAACATACAGATATTGATGTTGAATTAAGTAGATTAAACCCAAGTCAGGTAAAACAAGAAATTGAAGGACACGAGTTTCAAATTGAACAAACAAAATTAAAACTTAATGAACTTAACGTCGTTGAACCAAAAGAATACTACAAAGAGGATGAACACGACAAAGTAAAAGAAGAATATAATGTTGCATTTAAAGAGAAAGTTCAGTTAGACACAAAAATCTCAGAGATTGAAAAATTAAAGTCTGAAGTAAAAGGTGGGATCAAATGTGAACACTGTGGAATTGACTTGATGAATGCTAGTATTACACAACAAAAAATATCCGAACTTGATGGTTATATTAGGCAAAAAGAGGAAAAAGAGGGGTTAATGACTGTTTTAACAGGCAAAGATAAGGGATTTGTTGATATTAAAAGACAATTTGATGAATATGAAAAAAACAAACTTATCAAAGAAAAACACGAAGCAACAATTGAAAACTACCAACTAAAAATAGGGGGACTTCAAACAAAACTTACGGAATATGATAAGATGTTGGATAAAATCAAGGCAAATGAACATGTTGACACCATGTTGATTAAAGCAAACATGAGATTGGAAGAACTTGACAGACAAAAGACACAAAAACAAAATCAAATTAATGGTGATGAGTATTCAATTAAAACGTTAGAAGAGAAAATCAAAACAAACTTGAATAACATCATTAAAATTACTGAAGAGGAAGAAAAAGAAAGGATCTATAAGATATATTTGGAGGCTTACGGTAAAAACGGAATTTCTAAAATCATAATGAAAACAATGATCCCGTTAATTAACTCAGAACTTCAGAGATTGATGGAGGAAAGTGCGTACTTTAAACTTCAAATTCAAATTAATGATAAAAATGAGGTTGAGTTTAGTATGATCGATAATGGAACGGGGGTTGAAAAACTAATGTCATCAGGAAGTGGATATGAACGCACAATTGCATCATTAGCGTTACGTTCAGTATTGAGTAAGATATGTAGTTTACCAAAACCAAACTTGATTGTTTTTGATGAAGTATTTGGGAAAATATCAAATGAAAACTTAGAAATGGTTCATAATTTCTTTATGGGTATTAAAGACTTTTTCCCAACTATTTTACTAATAAGTCACAATCCGATAGTTAACGCCTGGAGTGACAACACAATAAGAATTTCAAAAGAAGACAATATTTCAAAAGTTTTTCAGTAAAAAGTGAAACTATATTAAATATTGTTCGTATATTTGTAAAAATAATATTTATAATAATATAGACATGGGAACAATTACAGGTAATACTATCAATCAATTATACGTTGCAAATGATGAAACAGTTGTACAACAAGGCATTATTGAGTATTTTAAAAGAATTAATTCTAATCTAATATTTAAACGAGAAGTTAGAAATGACGGTGTATTATATAATGATGCAAAACTCGGAGACCCAAAATACATAAGTATTCTTTTTGAATTCAAACTCCAAACAAATTTAAATAATGACTCGAATTTGGCTAAAAAGTTATGTCAAACTTTAATTTATTTAAAACGAATGGATGAAAGTAGTAACCTTAAAACACCTAAAGTTGTTGCTATCGTAGATAAAGATGAATTTGTTTTTTTTCATACAAATCAATTGATACAGTTTTTAGCTTTAGATGTTGATTGGTCTGTAAGCTCAGCTCATGATGCATATACAAAACTACCGACATTATATGAAAACCTCTTAATTTGTTTGGAATCGGGTGATCTATTACCACAATATCATAAAATCACAGAACACTCACTACCTATTATATATAAAGAAGTTATTAATTATTGTACAGGTGCTATCCAAAAAAGACCTGTAACCGCAAATAAAATTAAAAAAGCCTTTGATTATTGGGAAGAAGAAGTTTTAAAAACTAAAATGAAATCTAACGATTCGGTAAATTTGTTTGTACAATTATTTACAAACCCTACAAGTAATAAAATAAATAAAGACCGTGAAGGCGGTGTTTTAATTACAGAAAGTTTTGGTAACAATAAGATTAAAGTAGATGTAAAAACCTTCGGTTATCTAATGAACGGGTTTGATGTCCAAAATTTTACAAACACCGAAAAAAAGAAAATCATTTCCACGCAAGATACCTTAATTGAAGATGCTGAACGTAGAAGGAATGGTGCTTTTTATACTCGTGAGGTTTGGGCTGAGTGTGCGAATGAATATTTAGAGTCTATTTTTCCTTCGTTTCGTCAAAATACTTTTTTTGGTGTTTGGGATGCAAGTGCCGGCACCGGTAATCTAACAAGAGATCGTTCTTATTCTAAACTACTACAGACTACTTTAGAAAAATCAGACTCAGATACAATATTACAGGGGGGGTTGAATCAAGGTTCTAATGTCTTAGATTTTGATAGATTATCAACATCTAACCAATACCTTCCTAAAATGATTAATGATTTTATTAATAATTGTGATGAAGTTATAAGTTTACAGAATCCACCTTATGGTACCTCCACAAATTTTGGTTCATCAAGTAAAGAAGGTATATCAGATACCATTGTAAAAGGTTTGATGAAACAAGAAGGTTTGGGTTCTTGTTCAGACCAACTATTCGCACAATTCTTATTTCAAGACATAGACCTCCATAAAAAAACGGGTAAAAAAGTTCACATCGCATATTTCTTCAAACCAATTTTTTTCACAGGCCCTGATTACCAATCACTAAGGACATATATGTCCAAAACTCACAAATTCATAAAAGGTTTTGTGTTTAATGCTAAAGAATTTTCGGGTGTTAAAACTTGGCCACTTATTTTTGCGATTTTCGAATGTGGAGTTGAGGATGATTCACAAAATTTTACATTTGACATTTTGGAGAGGCAAGGTCTTGACGTGGTAAAAATTGGTGAAAAAAGTTTTTACAATACTGACAGTAAGAAATCCGCTAAAGATTGGTTAAAACAAGGGTGGATTAATAAAAAAGATACTGAAATTTTTGTTCCAACTATCAATGGTTTTGATGTTCCGATTGAAGGTGTTAGAAAGGATACAGTTAAAACAAATTTTATCGGATTTTTACATAACAACTCAAACAAGGTCCAATACAATAGTCAAATGGTTGGTTTGTATACAATGCCATTTGCATCTTCTAACGGAATCTCTTTTGATAAAGATGGGTTTAAAGAGGCTGTTATGATGTTCTCGGCCAGAAAATTGATAAGACTAAATTGGTTAAATGACCAAGATGAATACTTAAATCCCAACAAAAATCACGAACAGTATGAAAGTTTTTATTTTATGTCAATTGTAAAATCAATGTTTTCTGAAAGCTCAAATCAAACCGCTTGGTTGACTAAAGAGTATGGTGGTAATAACTATCGTGTAAAAAATCAATTTTTCCCCTTCACAAAAAAACATATAGGGAAAAAAATTAATGAAAATGCTACAATTTCAGTTTATAACGATTTTGAAATTTCAAATGATAGGTATGTTGCAAACATATTGTACAATGATGGTATGTTCGATAAATTACCCGAACCATGTCAAAATATTTTGAGAGAGTATTTTAAACTCTACTCTAAATATGTTGATAGAATTTCAGAAGAAGGGTGGGATATTGGGTACATACAACTAAAAAGGTTATTCACCGAAAACGAAAAACGTGTATTTGAATCCCTTCTAAGTAACTTGGATAATGAAATGAGACCTTTAGTGTATGAACTTGGATTTTTATTAAAATAACATGCTAGGAATATCAAAAAAAATATATAACTTTGTACTATATATAAAAAGTAAATTAATGAGAAAAAGACAACCAAAACAAGATCCCTCTTATATGTTATTTATTTTTGGAGATTTTGATGAGCAAGAAAACTTGGCAACAAATTTGTCGTCTCAGTTATTAACAGTCGTATCTTCACCATTTTTAAAGTTTACATACGGTGAGTACGGTGTTGTTTTTCATTTTAGAAGTAAAGAAGTTTTTTCTGACCTAAAAGAGTATATCGATATGGGTATGTCAGAAATTACAGAACAATACTTTTTAATGGAAGTAACTAAGAACGTGGATATAAAAATGCCAAGAAAACTAAAGAAAGATTTTTTGAATATTGACGGAGAAGAAAAAAAGAAAGAAAACAAAACAGGAGAAATAAATGTAGAAAGTAAATTAAGAGAAAGAAAAGAAGAATTAAGAAATTTTACGTTTGAGTTTTTAATGCCAACGGACTTTAATCAAATGGTTCAAAAGAACGAACCCGATTATTTACCAACGGTAGATGAAATATTAGACAAAATATCAGAGAAAGGAATTGAATCATTAACAGAGACAGAAAAAGAAATTTTAGACAATTATGGAAAGAGAAAAGATGGAGGACGTTAAATCGTCAAACCCTTTGAATCAAGATGAGATTCAAATTTATTTAAAAGACATTAGAAAACTGAAGGTGATGACACCTGACAGAGAAAAATTCTTAGCCCAACGTATAGCATCTAATGATTGTACGGATAGAGAAAGAGAACAAATTCAAAAAGAAATGTTGGAAGGTAATTTACGATTTGTAATTACTGTGGCCAAACAATACCAAAATCAAGGAGTCGATTTATCTGACTTAATTGCTGAAGGAAACTTTGGCCTTATGAAGGCAATTAAAAACTTTGATTGGAGTAAAAATAACCGTTTTATATCGTATGCGGTATGGTGGATTAAACAATCAATTTTACAATCACTTAATGAAAATTCAAGAACAATAAGACTTCCAGTTAATGTTGTTCAGGATATGCAAAAAGAAAAGAAAGAAAACGAAAAAACAAATAAGGATCTTTCAGACAAATTTGCTACACTACCAAGAATGATTGATCTTGATATGCATATCAACGAAGACGGTGACACCCTTATTGACATCATTAAAAATGATAACGTAGAATCACCCGACGAGATATTTTCAACAAAAGACCTTTTAAAAGAAAAAATGATGAATATTATGGGTGTTTTAGACAATAGAGAAAGAGTTATCGTTGAAGACTACTACGGAATCACAGGAACACCAAGAACATTGGAAGACATCGGATCCGATTTTAGTTTAACAAAAGAAAGAGTTAGACAAATCAAAGAAAAGGCTCTTCGTAAACTTAGAAACGAGTGTTCAGATTTATTTGAATATTTATGATAAAAGACCTATTTGTCGTCATACACTTAGGCAAACCACAGTCAGAATACTGTGGTTTTTTTTTGATTACTTTATTATAACTATTTATTAATTATATTATTAAAATATGAAAGAAAAGTTTTTACCTTGGTTTTTGTTATTTTGTGCATTAGGATTATCAGGAACTGCCGCGTATTATAGCGTTGTTGGGTTAGCTGTTGTATTTGTTGGTGCGGCAATTCCTGTTATAATTATGGGTACATTTTTAGAAATATCTAAAATCGCTATAGCAACATATTTACACGACAAATGGAAAGAGACCTATGGAGTTTTAAAGATATATATGACAATTGCATTAATAACGTTGTCAATAATAACTTCTTTAGGTATATATGGATTACTTAGTACCGGTTTTCAAGATAATATTGCAAAACTTGAAATAGGTGAAAAACAAGTGAAAAATGTTGAAGTAAAAAAGAAAAGATTTGAAGATATAAAAACTGAACTGAATAAAGAAAAAACAATACTTGATGGAGATATCACAAAATTAAGAGATGGATTATCAAATAACACAACAACACAAACAGTAGATAAAAGAACCGGACAGTTAATTACAAAAGCAAATAACGAAAATAGAAAATCTTTTGAAGGGCAATTAAAAGAGGCTCAAACAAGAAGAGACACAATATCTAAAAAAATAGATGCATTTAATGACAGTATTACAAAACTAGATGTTGACATATTAAATATGGAATCAAAAGAGATTGGTGGAGGAGAACTAGGTACCATCAAGTATTTAAGTGAGTTATTAAGTTGGGACATTAAAAAAACCGCAAACTTTTTCATTTTAATTTTAATATTTGTTTTTGATCCATTGGCAATAACACTTGTAATTGCTACTAATCAGGCGTTTAAAAACACAAGAAAAAAAGATGACACACCCCATAACTATACCATAACCACCCCACAAGTTACCATACAAGATACCATACATGATACCATACAAGATACCGACCAAGTAGAACCGATAATAATTGAAAAAATTGTTGAGGTACCTGTTGAAGTAATAAAAGAAGTGGAAAAAATTGTTGAGGTTCCTGTTTATATTGACAAAAATGATGTTCCCGTTGATGAATACTTTGAAAGGGAGGATTTAACAGACTTACAGGGAATAAAAGAAGAAGTTGAAGAAGTAATTAAAAATAATGAAGAAATCATTAATCAAGTAATTCAAACAGAACCTAAACGTCTTTCTTACATAAATAGAAATGGTGGATCTTTCAAAATCGACAGACTTTAAAACTGTCGAGACATCAAACAAAAAAACCCAAATAATATTAGCCGAATCTAAAAGATCTGCTAAAAACTATATTAATTCTTTAAAATATAGATATAACGGTAAAAACCCATATATACCAAATTATATTGTAGATAAAGAAGGTGAAATTTATAAAATTTTAGATGACAACCAACACACTAAATTTATGGGAAATGATAAAGTAGATAAAAAATCAATTGTTATAGTTTTAGAAAATTATGGTTGGTTACAAAAAAATGCTTTAGAAAACAAATATCTAAATTATGTTGGTGATATTTATAAAAAAGAAGTATTTGAAAAAAAGTGGAGAGACTACCTATATTGGGACAAATATGAGGAAAAACAAATAGTAAGTCTTTCAAAACTTTTGATTGAAATATGTGATAAAATGAATATAGAAAGAGAGTGTATTGGTACTAATGTAAGATATGGAGAAGTTATAGACTTTAAAGGGGTGACCTCAAAAAGCAACTACGATTTTGTATATAAAGATTTAAACCCATCATTCAATTTTGAATTATTAACAAAACTATTAAAAAATGAGTAATCAGTACGACGAAATTAAAAATTTGTTAAAAAGATCGAGAATGCTACAAGAACAGGCATCAAGAATAAATTTAGCAAAAAGTATAGAAGATAACATTGAAGATGATGAGCAAGGGTATGAAACTGCTGATGTACAAGATGAAAAACCTGAAGTAGAGAAAAGAGATAAAAGTAAGTCTTATAGAATATCAGGAGGTCTTTTAACATTACATGGTAAAGAAAAAAAAGACGTTGAATTAACTACAGATGAAAAAACCGCTTATCAAGAAACTATGGATGAGTTTGTTTCTGAAGTATCAGATTTGTCTGATTTTGGTGTTTTAAACATGTACCCAAACGAAGTACAATGGAGCGGTAAAGTCATTGATTTTGATTTGGAATTCTTCTTCTCTATTGGAGAAAACAACGGAGTATATATCAACGGAGATATGATTAAATTAGACGAAAAACTTACAGAACTAATAAATAAATTAACAGGTTACTATAATAAGTTCAAATCTAAGTGGGCTAAAATTTTATCTAATAGAAGAAAAACTGAATTTAAAAAAGAAGAAGAAAAGTAATGAAAAATTTTATAAAAAAATATTTTAAAGAAATATTATTAACACTATTAATTGGTGTTGTTGTCTTTTTATTGGTTAAAGTTTTAACTCCGGCACCTGACAAGAGTGAGTTGTTGAAATACAAATTACAACAGTTAGATACTAAAATTAATGACCTTAAACAAAAACAAAAAGATTTAGATGACTCGATATCAGTTTATAAAAAAGACATAGAAAAAATTGATGAGACCATTGAAAATATAAGAGCACAAAAAACAGTAATAAACAACTATTATGATGAAAAGGCCAAAGAAATACCGGGTTGGACTAATAAACAAATTGATAGCTCATTGAGAAAAAGATATAAGTTTTAAATATGAAAAAAATATTAGTTTTATTTTTTGTGATAGTATCGACATACTCATATTCACAAAAAGAAGTTAAAAAAGACACCACACAAATATGTTTTCCTACTGAAGTGGGTAGACAAATAGAAACTGACTTAAATGAGTTAGATAAATTAAGAGAGTTAAAAAAATTAACTGATTTTGAAATAATTGAATTACAAAAAAAGATAGTTAAGCAGGATTCAGTTATATCAAAATTAGAGCAGAAAGACGTTAATAATCAACTAATAGTTGCTGGTGTTGAAGAAAAATACAAACTTGTAGAACAAGATAATAAGGACCTAAGAGGTAAATTAAAATGGTCAGGAATAAAATCAAATATTGTTGAAATTGCTTCCGGAGTTTTAATGGCTTCCTTCGTTTATATTCAATTATTTAAATAATGGCACTTTCACCACAAGAAAAAAAAGAATTAGAAACGTTAGTTAGAAAAGAGATAAAAGATTTTCTTGGAGAACCTACAGTTAAAAAATTTGAGGATACATTAATTAAAAAAATGGGCAAAGAATTAAAAAACGGATCACTAAGACCTGATTTTAATGAAATATTTACCAATATGATGGCCGAGTTTTATTACACAATGTGGACAAAAAAGAACACATGGCAAGGAAGTTTAAAAAATAAGAAGTAATGGATAAATTATTAAATGAGTTAATAAAAAAGTCTTTAAAAAAAGTTAAAGATGAACCTAAAGAGGCTACAGGTGCAGGTTCTGCTGGTGGTTTTGAAGGTCCGGCTTTTTCTATGTTTTCTAATGATGAGGAGGCAAAGGAAGAATACAAAAGAATGGAGGGCGAATTTAAAGAAGCGACCTCATCATCTTCTGTTGGTGCTTATGATGCGCCAGGGTTTGAAGACGTTAATATGCGAGGTAATCACCCAATAGGTTCCGGTAGATCATATAAAAGAACACAAATACCTGGCGGTTCTTTTGTTTCGTTTAATAAAAAATGTAAAACTTTTCCATATTGTAGTCAGGGGGATAGTAAAGATAAACCTGTAAGAGAAGTTAAACCGAGAAAAATAAAAAAATCACCACTTAGTGAAGCGATTGAAAATGTGTCACTAAGAACAGGATTAAGTGAAGAAGAAATCAAAAAGATAATTTTAAAATCAATTAAATAAAACTTTATGACTATCGAGATATTTATTAATTATGAGAAGTGATAGTTTAAAAATAGTTGATAAAGTTATTTCGGAAGAAATAAAAAAAAGAATTCATTCACTAGGAAATAAAATTTTTGAAGATAAAAATATGAAAAAAGAATTATGCTCAGAGTGTGGAAGTGGAAATATGTATGAAGGTGAGTGCAAAGAGTGTGGATACATGGAAGAAAGTAGAGGAATGTGTTCAGAATGTGGTAGCGGTAATATGGTTGAAGGAGAATGTTCTGAATGTGGATATATGGAAGGTGAATTTAAAGAGTCTAAAACACTTTCTAAAGGACAACAACATATTGCAAAACAAGCAAAACCATATAATAAAATAGGGGCAAACGATTTTGCAAAATTAAGATCTAAAAAATCAGAAGTTAAAGAAAAGTTATATGGCAGACAGAGAGCCATAGATAAAAACAAAAATAATAAAATTGATTCGGAAGATTTTAAACTTCTTAGAAAGGAAAGTATAACATATAAAATAACTCTTGACGAATCAACAAATGAGACATTCTATTTTAAAGAAAATGAAGTTATTAATATTATTGAAAATATTGTTTTAGAGGAAAAGAAAAAGAAAAATAAAAAGACTAAAGTTAATAACGTAACTAAAAGTGCACAATCAAGATCTAAAAAAGAAAATGATGATTACATTAATAGTGTTGTTAAAAAAATGAAAGACTACTTAAAAGGTGGTTCTAAGGGTGATTATGAAATGGATGCTAAACACTTCCCTAAAGGAAATGGTGAGTTAGCTAAAATGTCTAAAAAGGCGTATATACCATCTGACGCTGTTGATGATTATGTGAAAAATTTTACAGCGGCTGGGTTAGAAAACTTAGATTTTAATGACGGAATTAAACCAAATGAAGAATGGATGGACGATTTACTTGTAGGATCTTCAAGAACAGGTAATAACCCTGAATGGGCCAATTCAGTAGAAACACCTGTTAATAAAGAAAGAAACAAAATAAGAAAAGATAATTTACTTGCTAAACTGAAAAGAAAGGCGTATAATAAATCAGTACAACCGGTAAACGATGAGGCTGGTGAAAACACAGATAAAGCATCTAAAATTATGATGAAATTAGAGTCTAAAGAAGAAAAAGTAATATTAGAAGATATTCAAAAAATTAAAAATCTTATTTCATACGGAAAAAAAACACAATAAAACCTTTTATTTTGGATAAACCCATATTATTATTGATACATGATGATTGATAATAATATGGGTCGTTTTTTTGATTGGTTAGCAAAACCAATGGACCAAGACGATATTACCGCTTGGTATTTAGCCAATAATATCATTCCCGAACTTACTGAACTTTTTAGAGATTTTTGTTTATCGTTTTTAAATTTAGTTAAAGACACATATCTTGGTGATGATTTTGAGGAAACGGTAACCAAAGTAGGGATGACAGAAAAACAAAAAAAAGATCACTTAAAATGGTGTTTAAATAAAACGTTAGAAAACTTCAAAAAAGAAAACATTAAGTTTAATTTGAATGAAGAGGATCTTTCTTTTTTTGAAGGATTTTTCTTTGAAATTTGTTATGCTCAAAACGATAAAAATTTTAAATCAGCAATAGATGATTTTTTTACAAATCTTTTTGACAGGGGACAAAAGAAAACAAAATCCGATATTGAAATATTCACAGAACTATATAAACTATTAGAAAGGTCAATTAAAGTTAATTAATTTTATTTACAATAAAAAAATAAAAATTACCTTTTTTAAAAAATAAACAATTTAGAATAATTAAAAAATGGAAACATTAGAACAAATTAAATCATTGGTTGAAACATTAAATGCTGAAACTACAAAATTTTACACTAAAAATAATAGTTCTGCGGGTACCAGAGCAAGAAAGGCTGCTCAAGAACTAAAAGAACTTATGCAAGTTTTGAGAAAAGAAATTTTAGCACATAACAAGACAGAAAAATAATATGGAATTACTTTTTCAAATAAAAACATTTTTATTTATTTTTTCACTTTTAGGGTTTTTTAAATTTTGCTCAAATTTTTTAATGGCTACATTTTCAAACCCACCAAAAACAATAGAATATACAGATAGACAATTAATCGTTATTGCATCTTTTGTATCTTATATTATAACTTATTTAATATTTTTATAAGAAAATGATTTTTAGCCAATTTATAACAAAAGTATCGAAGTATTTGACATCTGTAAGAGTTTTGAAAAACTTTATAAGTTTCGATATGAAATTCCCGACTACGTGGATGTCTTTAAAAAAATTCCCAGAAGGTATTGAAGTTTTACAAACAGAAACAGATAATGGGGTTGTTACTTCTTTTGTATGTGAAAATAACAAAACTCTTATTGATATTTTGGAACAAACTATGGATAGTTTTATTAAAACAAACATAGAAAGAGAAGAAAAAGAAAGATTGTTTAAATCAAAAGTACAAGAGTTAAAAAGTATTTTTGAAAGTGAAAAATTAGAAAATCTAAAAAGTTTAAAGTTCGACATTGAAGAATTAACTAAAATTTTGCAAAATGATGAGCCAGAGGAGACCAATATCGAAAATACAGAAAGAACTAAGTAAATTTGTAGAGGAAAAAGATTTAAACAAAGTATTATTAGAAAAAGATAAATTAAAGTTTTCTGAAGAACTAATGAAGTTCAAAAAAGATCAAATACAAAATACAATACACAAAGAGGAAAACTACACTTTATGGCGAAGAATATTGAAAACTTTAGGGATGAGTTAGTTAAATTTGCAAACGTTGTTGAAAACATAGAAGACACGTTTTTAGGTAATGATCCAATTGAAATTATAAGTTATTTAGAAGAAACCATATTTGAACAAATATCTAAAGAATTAAATAACGGAAAAAGAAACAAGTGCGTAGTATCAATAGGGAACGTTAATTTTACCTTTTTGAAAAAGTAGTTTTTAGTCTATATAATCTTTTCTTATCAAAACCTTTTTCGGTTAACACATTATATATCCACTTCCTTTGTGTTGTGGATATATCTTTTACAAAAAGACCATCCAGTCTATTATTAGAAAAGAAATAGTCCTGTAAAGTGTCTAAAAATCTAACAGATTCATTTTTATCTTTTAATGAGAATGCGTATAACTCAGTATCTTTTTGAACACATATTTTATTGTTAAGAGTAAATATGTTTTTTAATTCAGTATTGTTACAGTAATTTTTAATAAACTCTAAAAAAGTAATTTTATTCTTTGTTTGCCAATCAAAAATCTTTTCTTCTTGTTTATAACTAACTAAATCTAAAAAAACATAAGGACTGTTTTCAATAGTAGCGGGTATGTTTCTACCGACATCATCTTTAATAAATAAACTTTTTTGAACATTTGTTGTGTTAGTTAAAAGACCTAACGTATAAGATGTCTCTTCTGCGTTCTCTATAACTTTTGGAAAAATAATTTGATTTTGCTTTTCTATTAGATCATCAAAAAACAATTTTGCGTTTTTTTCTGTGGTATAACGTTTGATAATTTTTCTTTTTTTTTTATTTTTAAAAAGTACGATAATAAATTTACTATCCATGAAGAACTACTATGAAATTTTAGGTGTTGACGAAAACGCAACACAAGACGATATTAAAAAGGCCTACAGACAATTAAGTAAACAATTCCATCCGGATGTAAACCCTGATGGTGAAGAAAGGTTTAAAGAGGTGAGTGAGGCTTATGAAAACATAGGTGATGAAAACAAAAGAAGGGACTATGATAATAGAAAAAATAATCCTTTTGCTGGTATGTCAAACGGAGGTTTTGACATTCACAGTATGTTTGAACAAATGATGAATGGAGGAAGACAAAAACCAAAGGCTCCTGATAAAGTAGTTTCAATACAAATAACACCAATTGAGTCATATCACGGGGCAAAAAAAGAAATAAGACTACAAAGTAATTTATCTTGCGATCCTTGTAATGGTACCGGAGGAAACAAAAAAATATGTGAAACATGTAAAGGTAATGGATTTGTTATACAAACATTTGGTACAAACATGTTCAGCCAACAAATACAAATGCAATGTCCAACTTGTCAAGGGCAAGGTTCTGTGTTAATGAACCCATGTAAAATATGTAATGGTACGGCAACACAAACAAAGTCTGAAATTTTTATGTTTACAATCCCTAAAAACACCGACAACGGACACTTTATGAGGATGAGAGGAAAGGGAGACTTTTACCCAAATATAAGACAAAGAGGGGACCTCATTATAAAAGTAGATATGATTGACGATAAAAACTATGAAAAGGTTGGAGATGATCTTATATTTAAAATGAAGTTAAATCCACTCCAATTAGTTTTAGATGATAAATTGTTAATTGAACATCCTGACGGGTTATTATCTGTAAATATGCCAGATAGGATAGATACTGACACACCTTTAAGGATACCAAACAAGGGGTATGATTCAAACAATGGGAAGGGACATTTTTATATTAAATTGTCGGTAGTTAAAACAGAATCTTTAGATGAAGAATCTAAAGATAAATTAAAAATGGTTTTAAATCATGTTAACTAAATTTTCTATGATCTTGTAAGTACCATAAATGGCACTTGCAAAAATGTACATAGAAAAAAATATTAAACCAATTTGACTCTTACTTAAACCTTTTTTACATGTTTGACACCCTGTAACTTGTGTTGCTTCTTTCTTTTCCATAAATTAAATTAATTATAATAAATAATAATATCACCTTTTATTATTTTAGTAAATTGATTAATATTGAAATTTTCTTTTATTCTAATATTTTCATTTGAAGTTATAGTAATTTCTCTGGTTTTAAATTTTTTATTCCTCAAGTCTAAAGGGTGTCTAATTGACGTGTTTATTGTTATTTTAAGTTTATCTTCATTATCTTTTTTGATAAACAATTGATAATCGAAGCCCAACCTAAAATCTCGTATAAGTAAAGAACAATTTTTAACACAATTTTTTAAAACGATATTAGATTGATCAATAATCACGTCATAAATATCTGACATTGAATCCATAATTTCATCAGAACTAACCCTTCCTGTTTTGTTTGAAGTTGAAACCGCCCTTAAAGATTCGTAAGTCTGAAATAATTTAATTATTTGATCATCAATTTCAAATTCATCAATAAAAATTGACTCTGTTATTAATTTTTTTAAAACATTTAATAGTTTCATATTAATAAATACAACAAACCCCACCTTTTGTAAGATGGGGTTTAAATTATTTCATTCCCAGAATTGAGGTAATTAACCCAAACCGATTCACCCAGTTTTCAGCGGTCAGATTGTTAATTAGGAGTACTGACATCCTTGTTTTCAGTAGTGTTACCCACATCAACAGTACAAAGATAATGATTTTTTTGATACTGCCAAAACTTTTTTAATAATATTTTCGCTTATTGATAAATATAATAAATTTACTATCTTTACAATAAAAAAATATGTTAAGTTATATTGGAGGTAAAAGTAAGATCGGAAAGTGGATAGTCCCTTTCTATGATAAAGATATGGAGGTCTATTTAGAGACATTTGGAGGGATGTATTGGTGTTTTTATAACATGGACCTAAAACAATACCCTAACCTTAAAAAAGTTGTTTATAACGACTTTAATCCATTAAATTACAATTTATTCAAATGCGTTCAAAATCCATCTGAATTATTGAGAGCAATTAATTCAATAGATTGTCAAAAACAGGGTGTTGATCTAACACCTGAAATATATAAACAACAATTTGTAAGTTTTCAGGCTGAAATTTTTAGTCAAGGTTTCAGCGTAGAACCTGGTGATTATGAAGTCGCAGCCAAATACGTCTATATTCTAACACAAGTATTTAGTGGATCAAAACCTGAGACATCTAACTTTATTGACCTTAAAGGTAAGTACAAATCAAAATATTTGACATTTAGAGATAAGTTATCAAAACCTGATTGGGTTGATCACTTTTTAAAAATTACTGATGTTGAAAACATGGATTTTTCAGACGTTATTGATAAATACGATTCTCCATCCACATATATCTATTTGGATCCACCTTATTGGAAAACTGAAAACTACTACTCAAATCATGATTTTGACCGTCAGGACCATGAAAGATTGGCTAAAGTTTTACACAAGGTTAAAGGTAAATTTAGTTTATCTTATTATGATTTTGAATTATTACACACTTGGTTTCCTGAAAATGAGTACCGTTGGGTTAAAAAAGAGTTTGCTAAGGCGGCATCCGCAAAGAAAGGAGAAAAACAAAATATGGGAGAAGAGTTATTGATTATGAATTATTAAAATATTTTTCTTATATTTGTGATATTTATTAATAAAAACTTTAATTATGGCTATTAGATTTACGAGTATTTTAAGAGATTTAATTGTTGAAAGCTCAAGATTCCAAGTATTATTTGACAAATACGTTAAACCAAACAAAGAAACAAGAAAAGGTATGATGCCTTTTAATGTATTATTTGAGATAATTGCTGCAGATCCAACATCAAGAATTCCTGAAGGAATGGAGGCAATTAACGCAAAGCCCGAAGACATGGAAAAAGTAAAAATTGGAAAATACACCCAATGGTTACTTAAAAACTTCGCAACACCAAATATTGATTTAAGTAGTGGTGTTACCGACCCTAATAGTCCGGCAGTTAAACAAGCAATCAAAGAATACCAAGCACAATTTTTAGAAGACATTTATAAGATTACAGGTGACTTAATGAAGTATGAAAAATTTAAAGGAAGGTTATCACAAGAATATAGAGATATAAATAAGTTAACTCCTGAAACACTTTATAATCAAGTAAAAGATTTCAGTTTAGAAAAAACTAAGGCAACTGCTGACGAGAAAAAAGAGGCATCCAAAACTTATCAACATCCAGGTGCTGATATCGTTTATCGTGGGGCTAATTGGACAGTGGCCCGTATTTCTGACACAGGACAATTAGGAAAAGACGCGGCATGTTTTTACGGTGGACACCATTTAGAACCACAAAAAGGAGAAACAAGATGGTGTACATCATCACCAGGTTTATCATGGTTTGAAAGATATATTAGTAAAGGGCCGTTATATGTGGTTATACCTAATTCACCTACTAAATTTACAGGAAGTATGGATGTTGGTGAAAAATCAGGACTTCCGGCGTTCCGTTATCAGTTCCATTTTCCTGATAATCAATATATGGACCCTGCGGATAGACAAATTGATTTGGTTGATTTCTTATCTAAACAAGAAGACGGACTTAAAGAATACTTTAAACCTGAATTTATGAAAGGTCTTTCACAAAATAATGGTGAAAAAGTATCTGTTAATTATCCTGGCGATTCAGCATCTAAATTTATTGCACTTTATGGGTTTGATGAATTTTTTGATACATTACCTGAAAACATTAAAAGATTAGAATTCACACATAAAGGAGGAGGATCGGCATTTAATTTAGATTTACCTGAAAAAATCGGAGACTTTAAACAGTTAAGCGCATTACACCTTGTTGGTTGTGTATCTAAAATACCTGATAGTATTTGTAATTTAAAAGAGTTGAAGTTCTTATCTTTACCTGATAATCCAAACTTACAACCATTACCGGCATGTTTAGCAGAATTACCTAAACTTTCAATTATTAATATTAAAAATAGCAAACTTGATGGAACTATTCCTGATGCATTAAGACAAAGAGCGGAAAGAGACGGAAACTTCTTTATTTTTGACCAAAAGTAAAAAAGTCTCAAATAAATTTCTTATCTTTGTTTATTGAATAAAAAATAAAGTTATGGGGAATTTAGATATTGAAATATATATGACAAACTTTAAGGGGTTTTTTGACAAGAACCCCGATCAGTTAAGACAACTTATAGGTGATATAGACCCCAAAAAGTTTTTTAATGGTGTTAAAAAAATAGTTGAATTTAATTCAGAAGATGACGAAAAACCATTAGAACCAACAAGAAAACAACTTATAGATTTAATAGTAAAACTCAATGGTGACAAAAAAGGTGTAGATAAAGTAATGCCACATATGCAACACCACATGGGTTTAATTTGTATGAATTAGTAACAACCTTTTAATTTTTTATTTTATGTCAGATATGACAGTCCTTTTTAAAGAAGAGCTTAAACAATACGAAACTTACTTTTATGAAGATTTTAATTCAATAAATGTGGAGAGCGAAGATGAAGATCTTTTTGGAATAACTACGAATCGGCATTATGTACCAATTAACCCACATAAGTCCTATGTTGGTAATTTCACATGTAAACATGGAAGAGATGGTTGTGAGCATGGTGAGGAAGTATATTTAAAAAACTACTCCAATTTATTAACTAGTTGTTATTTAAATAGAAATTTATATGTTATTGAAGAAAATGATGATAAGATTGCATTAAAAGTTTTTAATTACAGAAACAATAGAGAAGTCGGTAAAAGGTATTTCAAGACAAGAAAAACAATTTATTATCTAACATTTAATTATAAGAGAAAGTTATTTTATACAGGAGAAGCGGCATTTAAAAGAAAACAAAAAATAGGGTTCAAATGTAAAATAAATATAACAAATTTATTTAACACGTTTGTTTATTCGCCACTGTCCCAACGGTATACCGAAGGGAATAGTGATACTGTTTTTAACATTTTTTTAAATAGAATTATTGAAAAATTAGGTCTTAATATTGAATTAAATAAAAAACCAAAAGCGAAGTATTATGAAATTATACTTCAAAACGGAAAAATCAAATACCCAAACGCATTTTTAAAGTTTTCTGAAATGTTTGCACCATTTAAAGATGTTAGAAAACACGACGCAAACTTGGTTACATGGTTAATGAAAAAATACAATTTAAAAGGTAGAAAAATAAAATCACTACTTAATAGATATGATAATATTGACCTTAATGGTGTTGTTCAATTATACCATTTTTTAGGACAAGACTTATTTAATAAAATTAAAGATGAAGTTTTTATAACTGAAAAAATTTATTCAGATTATAATTCCATTTATGAAGGAATACCTGCAGATATTTTTTTAACAAAAAAAGAAAAAGAAAATATTGTTTCACTTTTAAACGAAACAAAATCAGAAAATTTTATTAATTTGTTACGAGATCATTTAAGATTTAAAATTAAATTAGAAAATTATGGTGAAAATGTTAAATTATTGGCTAAAAATAGACATGAATTTAATCACGAACACTCTGAATGGGCAACACTTATTGATTCTTATAGTAATGGTCACATCACAAGATTTTATGGAGAAGATTCAGTTTTAGTTGAGGATCCAATATTTACTCATGACAACACATACTTTCCGATACTTTTTAAAACCACAGAACAATACCAGGGAGAATCAATTCACCAGCACAACTGTGTAAGGACATACTCTGAAAAACCATACTGTTTTATTGTTTCATTAAGAAAGGGAGATAAAGATGGTATTGAAAGGGCAACAATAGAATACCAATTTACAAGAGACGGTTTAAGAAGATCACAAACTTTAGGTAAGTATAACATGCCACTTTTAGATGAATGGATTATACCTGTCGATGAGTTAGATAGACGAGTCGATCACCTTTTTAGAAAAGAATTTATAAAATTACCAATTATGGTTAAAAAATTTAAAAATGGTAAAACCAATAAAACCGTTTCTAAATTTAAAGAATTTGATGAAACAAAACCTATTTATGATATATACCCAATATGGGTTAATGAAGTAAATGAGAAAGTTATTATTGATACTAACGATTATAATTATTTTGAAGAACTATTTATGGATCTACCATGACAAATGAAATTGAAAAAAATATTGTACCTGAACACGTTTTAGATATTTTTGTAAAAAAATATGAACAATTTCCTTGTTTTATACAAACTAGGAATGTAACTGTAGATGCTATTAATGTGTTGACAAAAAAAAATAAAATGGTATGGTTTAGTAAAGTATTTGATGGACAAAACACATTAATAAAAGAGGCATTAATTGATTACAGTAGTACCTATAAAATAATGGTTTATGTTAAATCAAAAGAAAGTGAAAAAACATATAAATTAATAATAATGTCATCTGAAGATAGTGGTGTTAATGTTGACTTACTACTTAAAGGTTTGAATAAATTTTATACAATAGACAGAATATGAAAATTGCAGTAGTTTACACAATGAAGGGATGTCCCTTTTGTACTATGATTAAAGAAGAGTTAGAAAAAGAAAACCTACCTTTTTTGGAAAGAGATATTGATGATTACAGCGAAGAATACGACGAATTTTCCAAAATAACTGAAAATGAATACGTACCGGCCCTTATGTTATTGACATTAGATGAAGATGAAAATCCATCGGATGTTAGATTATTGGCACCCGACAGAGACTTTCAAGACATATATGAAGGAGTTGTAATGGTGAAAGATTACGTCCTATAATAGGATAAAGTCTTTTGTACCCGTAAAGTTTTCCCAAAGGTAAGAACTTTCAGATATTGATTTTAAAACATCAAAGTCATTAAAATCCACCTCTTTTTCCAATTTAGAAATATCAAAATTAAAATTATCTAAAATTAAACTTTCTAAAACACTGTTATCTGTAATTGATTTGTTATTAAGTTTTAAATTGATATTTTCGGCATCTACATCGTTTAATTTTAACTCAGATGAAATAGATATGTCGGTGATTTTTGAAAAATCTCTTGATAATAAATTGTATGATATTTTTCTTATTAAAAAGTGGTAATATTTAATCCCATTATTAGACAACCCATAAATTTCTTCAGAAGTGTATATGTCTTGAGAAAAATCATCTTTAATACAAGTATATGTTGGAAACTTTTCTTTTATGTATGATGGGTCAAAGTCCTTTTCGTGTTCAAAATCATAAAATAATATACCATTATTCAATTTAACTGTTATATAAAACCCTTCATTTTGTAGGTCATTACATGTTTTATATAGATTACTTATTAATGATTTGTTTTTTTTATCTTCATAAAAATTTATGTTTAAATTTAAATCAAATTCTTTATTATATAGAATGGTATCAATAACCCTTACTTTATTTAATAATTCAGAATCGTATTTTTCGTAAATGCCTGATAAAATATCGGAAAGATTGATTACACTGTCGGATGTTGTCACTCCTTTTACAATAAAAAAATTCCTGACGTTAATTACAGTTATCTGTGTTTTAGCGTCAGGAGTTACTTCATTGATTTTTTTCACAACTAAGTCAGCAAAAATATTACATAAATTCTTACCACTTAAAAAACTTGAAACTTCTATCATTTTTTATTTTTTAACATTTTATTTTAATTAATGTTAGAAAAAATAAAAATATGACTAAATAGTAATTACTTTTTGTTGTAATATTTTTCTACAATTTTTTGAACGGCGTTTTGAATATTTTGACCGTTTTGTTGTTGTTGTGTTTGTTGTGTCTGAACAGGTTGTGCCTGTTGCTCGTTAGTTTTGTTTTTACACCCACATCCCATGACTAAAATTTTTTAGAGGTTTATTTTATATATAAATATTTATAAAGTATGTTTATTCATTTGTAAACATAAAGTATTTATAAAATATGAGTTTAAATTCCTTAATTAAAAAAATAATAAAAGAAGAAACCGAAGAGTGGGTTGATGTTAGTCCTGAAGAGTATAAAGAACTTTTGGCTTATGTTAATGGTGATGGTTCATTTATTAAAAGACTTCCAGATTATAACGGTAAAAAAATTAGAATTACAGGTGAATTAGATCTTAGAGGGAATAAAAATGTGACAAATATAGATAGTGTTGATTTAGTACAAGGTGATTTAGATATCAGTTATACCAAAATTCCATTTTTTGATCAAAATAAAGTAAGAGGTAGATTTGATTATTACGGTTCTGAAATGCAAAGATTAGAAAAATTAAAAATCCATAAACAAAGACTTGCACATCAAGACGTATTAAGACAGGATGATGATTGGAATGTTGAAAATGATGACAAAGAATCAAATGAAACTGAAGCAATTTTTGAATACCTAAAAGAAAGTGGAAACGTAGAAGAAGGTGAAGATAAGTATTTTTTATTTAAAGAGAATTATAATCATTATGGTAATTCAAGTGTTTATTTGTGGTTAGGATCAAAAAACTTTGAAAGTGAATATGTTGTTTATGAAGGTGATAAAATATATGATGCGGCAAAAGAACAGTTAGAATCACAAATTGAGGAATCTGGTTTTGACACATTTAGAGAATGGGTTTGGGAAAATCATATTGATGAAAGATATGTGAGGGACTATCTTTATGAGGACTATAGTGAATACGTTAGACAAAGTCCAGAAGATTGGAATATAAATAAAGAATTAACAGATCAACAAAAAAGGTATTTAGAAATACACCAAGCAAATATCGATAGATTAAATCAAAAACTTGAAGAAGGCGGATTAACCGATGAAGAACAAGAAGAAATTGAAAGTGATATTTACGACTACCAACAATTAATAGAGGACATTAAAGAAAATCCAGAAGGTGACTATAATGAACAAGAAATTGAAGATACCATAGAAGGTATGGTTGATGATAACAAAGATGATATATTTAGTTTATTAAGAGATAGAGGTTATGATAATTACGCACTTTTAGATTTTGTTGATATTGAGGCGGCTATTGACGACGTAATTAGATCTGATGGGTATGGAAGTGTTTTAAATGGTTATGACGGAACTGCAGATTCGTACACGATCAACGGAGAGGAATATTACGTTATGAGATATAACTAATCATTTACACTCACCAAAAAAACATCTATTTTTTATCTAAAATATTTTAATGAAAACTGACTGGTTATTTCAAGACCCCATAGATTTAGAACACAAACAATTAACCCTTTTAGGTTATTTACAAAAATTAGACAAAAATTTAAACAGTTTTAAATTATATCCACAGTTTCAAGAAATATCATTACATCTTGCTAGTATCAATCTTTTAATTGAAAAAGGTCAAATTTTAACACTTAATAGAACATTAAAGGACCCTGACGATGAAATTTTAATTTCAGACTTAATACCGGTTGATTGTCCCTTACTAACAAAAGAAGAAATACTTGATGTATACCACATATGTAAATACTCATCAACAAAACTGACCGATTACTTTAATCACGCTAAAGCAATTTGGGATATTGTAAATGACACAGTTTCAATTGACCCGGTACAAAACCCAAAAAACATTGAACCAAAACAAGGTCTTTTCTTTTTAGATTATGGTAGTAAGACTTATCTATATGAGTTTATTATAAAACCAATCAAGAAAGGGAACTTAGAAACAAAATGTCACATAAAAAGAATATGCGAATGTCTAAAAGGAGATTTTGATGAAAAACTAAAAGAGGTTAAAAAACCACTAATTAAAAATCTACAAGACCCAAAGGTTCATAGTAAATTGATTGTTTTTACTATTAACCACAATAATAATTACCCACTCAAAGAAACATTGATTCCTATTGCGAAAAGGAAAATAATGAACTACATGATCCAATCAAAAATTATTAAACACAAAAATTTGACAAATAAAATATAATTTATTACTTTTGAAATAAAAAAGTCATGGTAGTAAAACAAAGATCATTAAACGAGTTAAGACAAGAAAAAGAGTTTGGGTATAAACACCCATCAGTTCAAAAGAAAAAAATTAATGTTGACCCACAACATATAATCAATTTGGTTAAAGAAAACCCAAATGATATGGTGCTTGGAAAAAAAGTGAGAGGTTATTTAATCCAATTGGGAATTTATGAGTAGTGAACAAGTAAATCACCCCCAACATTATGGAGGTGAAGATAACATTTATGAAGCAATCAAAGTCATTGATGCTTGGGATCTTGGATTCAGTTTAGGAAATACCGTAAAGTATATTTCAAGAGCCGGAAAGAAAAACAAAGAAAAAGAGTTGGAGGACCTAAAAAAGGCGTTGTGGTATTTACAACATCATATTGATACATTAGAGAAAAAATGAAATATTTTTATTTTTTGTTAATATTGTTATTAACATCTTGCATTGAAATTATTGATGATTTAAAAATAAATGCAGACGGATCAGGAACATTCAAATACACTGTTAATCTTAGTGCCAGTAAAAATAAAGTAACCCCAATACTAGCATTGGATAGTTTATACGGAGAAAAAGTGCCAAAACTTAATGATATTAAAGAAAAAGTAAAATCATTTAAAGAAAACTTAAAAGAACAAGAAGGTATAAGTAATGTCATTATAACTGAAGATTATATTAACTACATTGTAAAACTCCAATGTGATTTTAAAAGTGTTGAACACTTAGAGTCGGCATTAAAAAACTCAGTAAAAAAACTATACCAAAATGATGGGTATAATTACGATTGGTTAAGCTTCAAAAATAAAACATTAGTTAGAAAAACTCCGGTTCTAAATTTAGATGAAATAAGAAAATTCGGAGAAAGGGACATTGATAAATTAAAAACTGGTACCTATACTTCAATAACAAGGTTTTCTACTAAAATTGACACATTTGAAAATAAAAACTCAATAAAATCTAAAAGTGGTATGTCCTTAATGAGAAAGGTTAGTCCTGATATGTTATTAATAAATCAAAACCTTTTGGATAATAAAATTATATTAGAGAAATGATAGAAACAAACAATATAATAAATGGGGATTGTGTTGAGGTAATGAAAACATTACCTGAAGGTTGTATTGACCTAATAGTAACCTCACCACCATACGGAGTAGGGATTGCTTATGACACTCACGATGATGATGTGGAGTTTAATGATTATTTGGTATTTGCAAGGAATTGGTTAACTGAGGCGTATAATGTATTAAAAGATGACGGACGAATTGCGTTGAATATCCCATATGAAATTAACAGACAAAAGAAAGGAGGAAGAATATTTTTTGTTTCTGAAATGTACCAAATAATGAAAGAAATAGGTTTTGGGTTCTTTGGTATTGTTGATTTAGAAGAACAATCACCACATAGAAGTAAAACCACCGCATGGGGATCTTGGATGTCACCATCAAGTCCTTACATCTATAACCCAAAGGAATGTGTTATTTTGGCTTATAAGAAACAACATATTAAAAAAGTTAAAGGAGAACCACAATGGAAAGGAGTTCCTACGGAGATAGAACAAGAAGACGGGACTTTTAAGAAAAAAGTTGTATACGAGGAACAAGATAAAAAAGAATTCATGGAACTTGTATTTGGTCAGTGGAATTACTTTGCAGATACTAAATCACTCACCAAGGCAACATTTTCAATGGACATCCCAACCAAGGCGATTAAGATATTATCCTACAAGAACGATATAATATTGGACCCATTTGCTGGTAGTGGTACTAGTTTAGTTGCGGCGGAAGTTTTAGGACGAAGGTGGTTAGGTATTGAATTATCACCAAACTATACAGAAGTTGCAAGGACAAGGGTAGAATACTTTCAAAAATTAGAAGAGATAAAAGAAGACCAACAGTAATGTTGGTTTTTTTGTTTTGTTTTATATTTATTTAGTATGAAAAGACTAATTAAAGAATCCGGTATTAGAGACATTAATAATATCGCAAAAAGATACAAAAAAGCAAAAATTTACTTTCACCAAGATTTAGATGGTGTTACTACTGCACTCGCCATGAAAGACTACCTTGAACAACATGGTATTCAGGTTGTGGATGCTGAGGTAATACAATATGGTGCTAAAGAATTTGCAATTAAAAAACCTGAAGGTGAGGGTAATATAATGCCTGTTTTAGTGGATTTTGCCCACGGGAAACCAATGTTTGTTATACATACGGATCACCACGATTCACAAGCTGGAGTAGAAAGTGATACCGCAACAAGTTTTAGACATTCAAGATCAAATGTGGAGACAATATCTCAAATATTATCACCTAAAGAAATATTTACGGCAGAAGATATATTATTAATTTCAACAGTAGATTCAGCAAACTTTGTTGCAAACAGTATAACACCTGAAATGGTTATGAACTACCTTTTCAAATACGACAAAAACGAAACATTAAAAAGAAATAAAATGTTAATGGGACTTGTCGTTAACAAACTACTTTTAGCATATAAAAACAAACCAAATTTTTTGGAAGATATTGTTTTAAATGCAAAACCATCTCTTTTAAGTATTTTGAATTTTATAAAAAAAGTGGCAATTGATAAGGGTTATGCAAGTCCTGAAATATTAACAAAAAACACTGAAGACTACGTACAAAGTAGAAAAGATTCAGGCGTTGAAGTAACTGGTAATATTTTATCACAATATGGTTTTGGATCAACAACCAAACCGGGAGCATATGATAGATACACACCATTTAGAAATAATCCTGATGCTGATTTCCTTGTTACAGGGATGCCATTTGGTAGCGTTCAAGCGTCATGTAACCCGTTCAAAGAAAGTAGAGCACTTAAAGGTATAAATTTAGGTGAGATAAAAGATCAAGTTTTATTAGATTTCAAACCAGAATTGGAGAAACAAATATTACCATTTAGAACAATTAAAAGAATTGCAGAAAAAGAAGCAACAAAAGAATCTGTAGGGTTTACTTCAAAAGACATGATGGCACTTTATGGTTCAATGCCTTCTTACGATCCAAACACACAATCAATTAATGGATATGATTTTTTGGTTGCAAATTCAGGAGGACACAAATGTATCACAAACATTTCAGGAATTAATTTCATGTATAGTGGTTACGACAAACCATATATCAAAGATTTACCAAAAGAAGCAATACCGATTGCTTTTTATGAGGGTCAAAATACGTTTATAAAAGATATAAAACAAAAACTTTTAAGATTTAGAAAATTGTCTGAAAAACAAATCCAAGCAGCCATTAGTGGAATGAAAAGGGAAGGTATTAATACAGACTCTTTAATAAATCAAAAACAAGAAAGAGGGTATTTAGATTTAGTAAAAGAAATAAAAGATCGTTTTGTCGATATTTTAAATGAAATAATGTCAAGCAAAAATATTAATGAAAATTTTACAAAAAAAGATGTTAAATCATTACTAAAAAATCACATAACAGGACAAAAAAAATTAACAAACAGTGATTGGGGATATATAAGTGAAAATCTAAATTGTATTAATGATAATAGAGGTCAGTGGGACCATCCAGGAAAATGTACAATCATAAATAGTCGTAATATAACTATGGAAAATGTAAAATTTCCTTTAGTTGGTATAGACGAAACAGGACATATAAAACTTATGTTACCTGAAAATGTATATAAATTTCCTGGTAAAAAAGTTTTAGAGATACCATTAAAGGGTAAATACAAAAATTTAGGTATTGAATTATTGAAAAATTTGTCCATATATTAATTTAATGGAGGATTATTTTTTTGAAAAAAATGGAAATATAACTGAGTGGCCAGGAATAGAACTATCAATTAAAAAAAAAGATAAAAACGAGTTGATAGGTAAAATATTTCTTTTGGATATCGACCCAATGTACGAATATGATAAAAAAATAGAAATCATATTAGACAATATTGAAGATTATAATTCATATAGTTTTTTAAAAGAAACTATAACCGTTTTTTTACACAACCTAAAAATAGAAGAAAAATTTAGAAACAAAGGATATGGTAAACTATTAATGTTAGAAACAGAAAAAGTTGCAAAACTTTATGATTATGGTTATGTAGCATTAATTGTAAAAATAAAAAACGACTACTCACAGAGAATTTATAGAAAATTAGATTATAAATCATTACATAGGTTTTATGAGAATGACTTTTTTTTCAAGAAAATTTAACTTTTGATAAACAATTGTATATTTATAAAATACCTCTGACAAAATTCATTATTTTTTAAAAAAACAATTGACAGTTTAAAATAAATGTTTTAGATTTGTAAAACAATTAGGAAACGTCCTAATAATAAATTGAAATAATGTTAAGACATGAGTGAAGATCAAGTTGTAAATGAAATTTACGCCTACATCAATAACGAAGGTCAGAAAGTATATACACCTAATTATCAGTTTGCTGATATCATGGCTAAGAAATACGGAACTGACAAGGTGTACGTAGAAAAAAATTAACAAAGTACTTGTCTAATTGAAAAAAAAGACTTAACTTTGTAAAAGATTTGAAACTAAAGGAGATGAAAGATACTCGTTGTCAAGTCTAAAAAACGTTCTTTGAAAAACTAAAACCGACTGAAATTGTCGTCACAATTATAAAAAGCGAATTAACACCTCCCTTTCTTTAAGTGTGAAACTAAATTAAGTCATTGGGCCGTGTATGGTCCATTAAAATAAACCACGAAAGTGGGATAAAGTGAACCTAACGTGTAATGGGTTTGCGTCTTGGTGAGTCTTATGACTTGTTGAGGTCGAGTACACAAGCGGGATACCGTTTAACCTTTAGTACCGAGGGCAACGCTGTAGGGAAAGTGGTTCGACGAACTGGCAATGTGGGTTGTCAGTTTGAGGTGGGAACACCAAGAGGAATAACCCGTAGGAATTATGCAAAAAATAAGATTATCCGATTTTATTATTGCGAGTTCCATTATGATAGGGTACTTAAAACCGAAAGGTATGTTCGTGTACAGGTGGTGCTGTTACCAACCCTAATAATTCCTTACCAAAGGAATTGTTTTGAAGTAATCTTGATGTATGGAAATGGGGACATTTCACAGAGTAGTTGAGTATCGATTCGTCCAAAAGATGGGTTGGCTCGGTTGGCAGACCACTACTTTGACAATCCACAACACAAATACTTTATGGAAAGTAATAAAACTAAATTATTAACTACAAAAAGGAAAAGTGTCTGTCAGGTTTGGATGAAAGGTGACTACATAGTAATGAGCCGTTCATTGCACACAAGGATCCCAAGTCTGAGTGTAATTATCCGAAAAACCTTTAGTCCCGCAAGGACGAACTGGGGAGGCATCCTCGGAAAGAGTCAAGTAAGGTGAGAGTAATTCAAACCTCAAGGAGTGATTCACCTAAATAATCGTCACTGAGGAATACTTCTCAAAAGGAAGTGGATAAGAGTAGAATAAATAATGACTCTAAAGGTTCTCAATAACAGGTGTAATCTCAACCTTTTTTTAAAACATGATTACTGGTAAAAAAAATTGATGGATGATAAAATATTATTGTCCATTTTTTTGTGCATTAAAAATTTTTGCATATCTTTGTATCATGAAAGAAGGAAAAGCAATCAGAGACACACAAGTAAAGGCAATCAAAACGGTTTTGAAAGAATCAAATTTTGAATTAAAACAGGTAGATAATGCGGCATATTCTGAACTTGATAAGGCGGTTGTAAAAATTGTTAATGTAAGAAAATATAAAAGCGGTTGGGGTAGTAGTTTTTTGTATGAATTTGATGTGGTTGTTGATATGAGATCAGATAGTGGTTATTATATTTACACAAATCGATACTGTGAAAAATATAAAGTAAGATGTAATGGTTATTATAGAAACAAAATTAAAAAAATAATAGCAAATGAGATTAAATATTTTGGCGTAGACACTCACTATGATGATGTATATATTAAAAAAATAACTTACAAAGAAATTGTTTAATTAAAAATTTATTCTTAACTTTACAGTAAATAAAAAATATGGCAACACATAAACACGTAATGATAGTTCATCCTAAGTTCGGAGAAGTTTTAAATGAGACTTTCATGGATGAGGTTCAGTTCAAAATATTTTTAAATATGGTTCACTCATCAATAGAGTTGAATCAAAACCTTTCAACCTTTAACGGTAAGGACTTCTTAGTTCACATACCAAGTTCAATACTGAAAGAATCTTTGGTTATTGGTAAGACAAAAGAGGTGTCCATGGCTGAGGTGGTACTTGCAAAATCTAAATTGGAGGGGTAGTTTCTTTGTTAATCTTTAAAACAAAGTGGTGGCAGTTCGAACACATCTTGTGTCGACCCGAAAATAGGTGAGGATAATCCTCACCTTTTTTATTACCCATTATATTTATTACTATGAGTCTTAGTGGTACAATAAGAAAGGTTATAAAAGAGGCACACCTAAAAAAAATATTAAATGAGGGTGACAAGGTTTGGGAACCTAAAAACGGAGGAAGTCCCTTTGGGATGAGGGTTCACCCAATAACTGGCGTTAAAAAACTACATGGGGGACAAGATTATGGAGAACCAAAAGGTACTGCAATAATTGTTATAAACCCTGGAAAAGTTTTAAGGTCTGATTTTGGTAATGCTAATGGTAATTTTATTGAAATTTTACATGACGATGGTACGGTCACAATGTATTTACATTTAGAAAAAAGACTTGTTAATAAGGGTGATTATGTTTCTGCCGGTAAAGTTATCGGTACGGTAGGTTCAACAGGACTATCAACAGGACCACACCTACATTTTGTTTATAAAAAATCTCAGACAAGTAGTGCGGAAAACCCAAGAAATTTCGCTCCAAAGTATTTTAAATTTAGTAATACTACAACACCAGATGTTTCAAACATCGTTAAACCGGTAGAAAAAGGAAAAACAAAAGATTATTTACAATACCTTTTTAATTCAGGTAAGGTCTATAACCCAACAAAGGTAAGAATATCTAGTGTTGGTACTTTAAAGTCTAAAAAGGGTAATGAAAACATTTATGGAATAAAAAGAAAAAGTGATGACAGAGTGTTTTTATTTGTGTTTAATAATGATTTTGAAGTTTCATATATTGAAATGTCATTAGAAGATTTTAAAACAAAAAAAGAATCTAAAATAAATGGTACATGGGAAAAATTAACGGAAACTTCTGTTGTTAGAGATTCTAAAAGTAAAAACCAAGAAAAATCTTCTGAAACAAAAAATAAAGAAACTCAAAAATCGGGAGATTTAAAAGACGATAGACTTTCAGAACCAATTTTAAAGGTAATTAATGACTTAATAAAAAAAGGTGTTAACATTACAAAAAAAAATATAGATAAAGAATTTGAACAGGAAGGGTCAACAAGACCTGATTTGGGAAAAAATAAAGTAGCGGAAAAGAAAATATTAGAACTTATAAATGATTGTAATAAAAAGTTTGGTATAAGTGGAGGATTGGTCTCTGGTTATAGAAGTTATGAAGATCAAGTTAAAAACTTCGCTAATAAAGTATTAAAAGATAAAAGAACTATAGACGATGTTCAGTCAGCAAATACGCTACCAGGATTTAGTCAACACCACACAGGAAGAGCTTTTGACATATATAGTACAGACACTAAATGGTGGGACGGTAAACCTAATGTAAAAAAATGGGTCGCAGATAATGCATCAAAATACGGTTTTGAAATTACATATAAAACTAAAGGACCTTTAAGGATCGCCGAACCTTGGCATTTATATTATATTGGTTAGTATTTATAACATATGCATTTAAAAAATATCATAAGAAACGTAATATTAGATCACCACAATAGAAAGGTTCTAAAAAAATATTCAAATTTATTAAATGAGGAACCAAAATTAGTTGACCCCTCAAAATATAGTAATATTGATTTTAGAGATGGAGTAGTTGGTAACAGTAAACCTTCAAAAGATAAAATTAATCCTTCTTTATTAGCCGATGTTGATATCGCTGCAGGAATTGCCGGTGTAAAAGCATCTATCACAACTGCGGTTTCTGGTCATGACACAGGCACTAGACATGAGGCCGGGTTGGCTGTAGATGTTGCTATGTTTGATAATGTAGGTTATAGTAGTATTGAAAGTGCTAAAAAAAATGGAATTTACGATAAAATTGAAAGGTTTGTTCGGGCATTAGAAAGTATGGGTTATAAAATTAATTCAGAAAGTGGAAATGATAAAGCGGTTTTATGGTTTGGGTTCAAGGGTCACGATCACCACGTACATATTTCAAGAAAATCTGATGATGGATCATCTTCACCCGAAAAACCTGTAGAAAAAGCAAAAACAAAAGAATATTTAAAATACGGACTTAACTCAGGTAAAATTCACAACCCAACAAGGGTAAAAATATCTAGTGTTGGTACTTTAAACGCTAAAAAAGGTGATGAAACAATTTATGGAATAAAAAGAAAAAGTGATGACAGAGTATTTTTATTCGCATTTGATAATAATGTTGATGTCTCATATATTGAAATGTCATTAGACGATTTTAAAACAAAAAGAGAGAGTAGAATAAATGGTACTTGGGAGAAACTAACAAAGTCTTCGGTTATTAGAGACCCTAAAAGTAAAAACCAAGAAAAATCTTCTGAAACAACAAATAAAGAAAAATCAAAAGACGATAAAACAACAAATAATGTAATGTTTGTTGGTGATAGTTTAAGTGTTGGAGGATCTACTTGGAATTATCTACTTGAAAAGGATCACCCAAGTTGGAATACCACTCACGTTGTTAGGGGTGGCATGAAAACAGATTGGATGTTAAATAATATGTTACCTAAATTGGCAGAAAAAAAATACGATAAAGTGTTCATTTATGGTGGAACAAATGATGCATTTTGGATAGGTACAAAATTATCAAATGCTGTATCAAACGTTCAAAAAATGGTAGACGCAGTTAATAAACAAGGAGGAAAGGCCTACGTTTTCTTAGGTTATGATGCAAGTTCCGTAATGACAGATAAGAATTTAAAACCCACTTATAAAAAAGACGGTTCAGTTCTTTGTAATAAAGAATGCATGAGAGAAGGAAGAAAAAGAATGATTCAATTACAAAAAGATCTTTCATCACAAATAAGCGGGGCAAAAATAATACCCACAGTTGAGGGTGATGGTACTTGGGCTGCGGGTGATGGGATACATGTCGGTCCTGCACAACATAAAATCATGAAAAACCACGTAGAAAAATATATTTAAAACTTCAATGATATTTATAGGTATGAACATAGAAAAAATTATAAGAAAAGTTTTAAAAGAAGAATTCATTAAAGAAGAAAGTTCTTTTTTATATGAAGACATATATGGATCCGTTGAAAATTTTAATTTTTTAAATGAAGCGGAATACCAAGGAAGAAAAGTCCAACTTGGTAAAATTATGCAAGGAGACATCAAAAAATTCAAAGTATATGTTAAAAACGACAAAGGAAAGGTGGTTAAAGTGAACTTTGGTTTTGGTGGTAAATCGGCTAAAGGTAAAAGAATGGTTATAAAGAAAAATAACCCAGAAAGAAGAAAGTCTTTTAGAGCAAGACATAATTGCGATAATCCTGGTCCAAGATGGAAACCAAGATATTGGGCTTGTAGAACATGGTAATAAATAAAAAATAAAAAAAATATGAGTAATAGTAAAATTAGACACATCCAAGAATCTAACAAAAAATTGGAGCAAAATTATTTGAAACAAAATAAATTAATAAATGAACAACTTTTAGACGGTGATACAACAAACACGGTTGAACCGACACAGACAGGAGAAATACGTTCAAATGCGGCACTAGAAGGATTTTTTAATATTTTTAGAGGGGCATCAAAAGACGTTTCACCAAAAATGGCGGCAGCCCAAGATAAAATTAGAAACAAGGCATCTCAATTAATAGATACTTTAAATGAATTTAGTCAAGATATTGAAAACGCTTATAGAGATAGGGAGTCGGATATGTCAACAATTAATAAAAATTTACAGGCAAAAATAGATAAAGAACAGGACGAAGATAGAAAAAAGGAGTTATTAACAAAACAAGCAAATTATAAGGCAGCCGAAAACCACACAATTAAAGTTATGAATGATTTTAAAGCTAAATTTGAACCATTTAAACTAATAATAACACAGTTTCAGTAAAAAAATAATACCAATGAGTAAAATTATTATAACAGAAAAACAACTACAAAGAATGGTTAAGATGTTGAAAGAAAACCATGAAGATGAACAAGGATCTTACATGGCGAAACAACAATTATTTACCATAGCCACTTTGGCTTACAAAATGTGGGAAATGATGGAAGAAGGTGAACAACTTGAAGATTGGATGGAAAGCAAATTGGCCCAATCGGAACAATCAGTAATTGCTGTTGTTAAATCATATTTATACGATGAGGTTGAAGACACGATGAAAGGGACCAACGGTTTAGACATGGACGGACTTGTAATTGGAACATAAAAAAACAAAATATAAATTAGTCCCCCTTTCTTAATTGACTGGGGGATTTTTATTTTGTATAATTATTAAAAAAACTATGTACGTAATTATTAAACATATTAAAACAGACAGTAAAAAGAAAGTTCCTGTAATCTTATTAAACACTCAAGGGGAAATTTGGGAATTTGACTCTCAAAAAATTGCAGAAGAAATGAGGGACATATTTGAATTGAACTCAGATTCAGGTCACAAATACGAAGTTAAAAAGATTTAATTAAATGGTCCCGTAGCTCAGCTGGATAGAGCAACTGCCTTCTAAGCAGTAGGTCAATGGTTCGAATCCATTCGGGATCACAAATAAAATAAGATGGAAGACATACACCAACAAATCCACGAAGAATTTATAAACAGTGAAGAGTTTATAAAATATCTTAAAGAACTTGACGAGTATTCAGAAAAATATGTATCTTTGTAGAAATAAACAAAATGAACAAAGAACTTATAACACTATTTTTCGCCATGGAACATGAATCAGACCATTTAATTGAAATTTTCAACAAACAACAACTTTTAGAATTTTACATATCGGGTTGTGAATTAAGACTACGTTTAGAATCAAGACTTTCAAACTTCAATAAGTTTCAAAAAGAAACAGGTATAAGTCTTGGAAATTTACTTGTTAATAAACACAACGTGGCAAAACAACTACACGTATTAAAAATGGCCTTAGAGAAACTTGGAGTTAAAGGTTTAGAAGAAGACCAATACGCAATGTTAAATAACTAATGAAATCATTCAAAGACATAGAATTTAAACCACACAAATATGGTGAAGGACTTCATGGACTAATCTTTTTTGAAAATGGTTATGGTGTTTCCGTTGTTAGGTATAAAAACTTTTACCTCAATAAAAGTGGTTATTCATCTTACACATCAAACGATAGTGAGTGGGAGGTTGCCGTTATTTACGGTAATGAAAAATCTTGGGAAATATCTTACAACACTCATATTACAGATGACGTACTTGGTCATTTAACTGAAGGTGAAGTTGATTGGGTTATGATTCAAGTTCAAGAACTATAAGATATTTATAGATAACCTCTCAGGGATTTTGTTATTTTTACCCTTTTGTCTAATACTCGGCCGTAAAAGCAATAAAGAAAAATTAACTCGGTAGTTGAGAACAACAAAGAAATCCGTGTGGTGTAATTGGTTAGCACAAAAATTGGTGTGGGTTTGACTCCCATCACGGTTTCTTTTTTTAAAATCCATTGTATTTATTCTATATGGCATTAAATGATGAACAACTATATGGAATATCTTATTCTTTAGCAGAAGTTGCAAAAGACGAATACGGAGAAAACGGTTTTATTGGTTTTAGTAAAATACTTAAAGTTTGTAAAACAAGTCACTTCGCTGAACTCTTACTTTCAAGAGTATCAACACCTGCAGACAAAGTTAAACTTGTTTTTATGTCCTATCTTATTATTACAGGTAGATATAAAAAAGAAACTATTATTGGTTTATCTTCACGTCTTTTTTTATACGTTATTGATTTTTATGACAATACAGAAGAAATAAAACAAGAATGTAGTTATTGTGAAGGTTCTGGTGATGAAGAATGTAGTAGATGTTATGGTACAGGAAATGAAGATTGTAAATATTGTGATGGTGATGGAAAAATTGAATGTAATGAATGTTATGGTGAAGGAACTGAAGAATGTAGGCATTGTGATGGTAAAGGAACTGAAACTGACACAGAAGAAGATGATGAAGGTGATGAAGTAGAAGTTGAAGTAGATTGTGGTGGTTGTGGAGGTTCTGGAACTGAAGATTGTAGAAATTGTGGAGGACAAGGTGATTATGAATGTTCAGAGTGTGAGGGAAGTGGTCACAAAAGTTGTGAAGATTGCGGAGGTTATGGATCACACACTTGTGGATATTGTGATGGTTATGGTGAAGAAGATAGTGGTACATACAAGTATAATATCACAAGAGTAACGTATATAACACTTGGAAATAAATTATCTGAATTTGAAGGGCGGGAAATGTTATTAAGTGACTTTGAAGAAATAGATGGTGATGATGAAAAAGTACCATTTTCTTTTACTGTAAATAAAAGATATTTTCCAGATGATGATATAACAAAAGAAGAAAGACAAGAAAGGGTTGGATTAGATGACGACTTTGTTGAAATAATTGATGCATATAAATTAGAAAATTATCGATACGAGATAAAGTTTTAAAATAAGAAACTATTTATAAATAAAAAAATAATGAAAAAAATTATAAGACTAACAGAATCAGATTTAACAAGAATTGTTAAAAGAACCATCAACGAGATGAGTGATGATTACAAAGATAGAAGTATGTATGATCCATATTATGGTGACGATGAAGATGGTGATTTCAGTGATTTAGATAATACCATGTATGATGGATTAGATGACGAAGATGATATAACCATGAGAGGTAGATTTTTTGACGATGAGGAAGAAGATGAAGAGTGGGGCGAAACTGATAGAGGTGAAGAAGAACTACAAGATTTAATCCAAGTTGCAAGACAAATATTGGAAGATGAATGTGGATATGATTTACATGATTTAAATCTAATGAGTGAATACGATATAGTTGAGGCACTATATGATGAAGGAAATGACGAATTAGCCGAAGAAATTGAAGAATTACTTAATAAAGAAGGTTTTGCGGATTTAGATGAACCATACGACTCAATTGGCGGGCACTCAGTAAATGATTTAAAGAGAGCATTTGCAAAAACAAAAGGAAGAGATGAAGAACTAGATGAGGGGTTTGATGATTTTATTACCAAAAAAAAATTCAAAGACTATGATCCGAGAGAATTTAGAACAATTAAAAAAGATGATTACAAAAGGGCTTTAAGACCAGGAATGAGAGACTTTGAAGGTACGGAATTAATGGGAAGTGATGAAGAATCGTTTGATAGTTGGGAAGATCTTTTAGGGGACATTGGTGATGAAAGAGGGTGGAGACACGATGACGATGATTTTGATGATGATGATTTTGATGATGAAGAATTTGTATAAAAATGAAAATAGAATTAAACGAAAGTCAAATAGACGATTTAGTAAAATTAACACTTTCTGAGGAGAGAAAGAAAAGAATTATTATACCTGAAACATGGGAAAGAGCGCCTGCGGGAAAACCAAAAGACCCGATAGGGTATTGGAAAGCTTTATACGATAATCTTAAAAAAGGAGGGATACCTGTACAATACCAATACGCAAATAATCCAGCAAAATCTGGTTTCATGTGGTGGGGTTCTTGGGTTATATCAAAAGATCTGAAAATAAATAACGGATATCCAATATATTTCTATGGATCCGATAAAAAATATTACCATTTTAAATTTAAAGATGGTATATATAGGGGAACATCGGATTTAAGTAAATTATTACTATCTGCCAGATTCAGTACTTATAGTTACCCTATGAATCTTTCAATGTTCAAAAAAAGTCAAAAAGAAATTACTGATGAATTAAACAAAGACATTAAAGCAAAACCCGGAGCTTCAAATGCTTTTGATACTCTTTTAGGTCCATTTTTAGAAAAAAACAAACCAGCATCCGTACAATATTTCAAATCCGGTGGAGATAAATTGGTTATGAATTATAAAGGTAAAACAACTCAAGAAAACAAACAATTACAATTTAAAAAGAATTCAGAAATATGGTTTACCGTCAAACCAAATGTAATGGAAAAAAAGGGTACTTGGTCTTGGGACACTAAATCCGGTAAACCAATAGTTAAAAATTTAAATGGTCAAACTTTAGATATAGGGCAAGTTATGAGCTACCCATACAATCAACTTATTGCTGGTGATGTTGAAGATGAAAAATTGGCACAACAAATTTTTACAGATTTGAAAAAGGCGTTTGATTATGATAATGATGGCGATTGGACTGATTATGATAGGACCAATGAAACATTGGCAATGAATGCAATCAATAAAATTAAAAACAAAGGTATTTTAGATAAATTAAACGCAAAAATCGCAGCAGGTGGATTTCCTGAGATTAAAAACGTTGAACAATGGTTTAAACTTGAAATGAGTGATTGGGACCCAACAGAATGGGATGTTATTGCAAAAAGATTAAATAGTTTAGGATATTCTGTACCACCAGCAAGTACTATTGCAAAAGTATATGGTGTAACTGTTGGTGGTGTTATTAATATGGTAGATAAAAAGGCAACCGCAATTGAGGACAAGTTTAATTATGCAAACAAACAAACCGCAGTAAGAAAATATACAGAACCACAGGCTTTAAACATATTAGAAACACAAGTAAGTCCAGCTGTAGATTTTTTAGCGGATATAATTTTAAATGCAACAAGATGGTATGGAGACAGTGAAAATTTAGTTGCTAGAGTTTTTTCTAGAATTAATAACAAACAAAGATATGACCAAATGGCTGCGATAATGAAACAAGACCCATTTAAATTTGTTCAAACCTTTTTGTCAACTAAACAAATAGAAAAACCATTATCAGATAAAGTACCTTCAATTCGAGCATCATACGAAAACATTTTTGCACCAAAAATGACAGGATTAGATCCAAACTCTAAAGATTTCATGAAAAACTTGAATAGTAAATTGACTTTTAGAGTTGATAATCCTGGTGGTACAGGACCTAAGTTTTTGAATAAAAATACCAATACCGTTGTTTTTGAATTAACACAAGGTAAAAATTTTACAGATCCTTACATAAAAGGAGAAAAGGCAACAATTATTAAAAACTTTGGGTGGGACTTAAATCCTAAAATTTATCCGTTCCCTTTAGCATATCCAATGGATTGGGTTAATAGCGCAAAAAAATCTATCGGAAAATTAAACGTTGAGTCCAGATTTGTAAAACTATCACCAAAACAACAAATAATTGAAGACATTGTTAAAAAATACAAGTTTAAATTAAAATCAAATCAAATTAATGAAATTGGTATGGACGGAAAAATCCAAGCAGATCGAGACGTGGATACATATAATAGACAAGAAAAACAAAAAGATGAGGATCGATTGAATGCTCAAAAACAAAAAGAGGAGGCCGATTTCAAACCAATTAAAACAATGCAAGACTGGAATGGGGAATTGGCAAGACAAAAACAATTAATACCACAATATTGTACAACACCTTTAGAAGTTAATGAGACTTTAGAATACCAACACCCCGTTGGTGGACAAGGAGGAAACATTTCATATCAAAGAACAAGCAAAGTAATGTCTTCAAAAAAATTATCAATGTCATTTATTTGTAAAGACTATGGAGGATTATGGGTTAGTGGTGGACTCACAAATAAGTATACTTGTACGTGTAGAGATTTAAAGTCACCTATATTTGGAAAAATACAACTTGACACAGGAACAAACGGAAAAAAAGCTCCTGCAGATGCTACGGATGTGTATGGTACCTTTTTAAACATAGGTTCCGACATTCAAGACCAACAAACTTCAAGAGATTGGTCCGACCCAACAACATGGGTAGAAATTACAAAACAAGCAGTCCAATGGGGAGCAATTATTGGGTCTTTATTTTTTCCGGCAGCAGCACCTTTAATAGGAGTAATTGGTGGTATAGCGGACGCAACTTTAAGTGTAGTTCAAGGAGATCCAGTACAGGCGGGGATCTCGTTATTTTTTTCAGTATTACCTGGACTTGGTGTTTTAAAACTTGAAACTAACCTAATTAAGTCAATAGGGGCTAAATTGATTAAAAATGGTACTTTTACTGCGGCCGAAATTAGGGGATTTTTTACAATAATAAATTCAGAAAAGGCTATAGCGACAGCATTTTTAGGAGGTATGGGAAATGCCAAACAAATCTCAATGTTAGCAAAGACTAAAATAACGTCAGCAACTGCTCCGGCTCTTAAACAAAAGATAATGGCCGCTAGGGCATCTATGCAAGGTGCACAGTACTTTGCATCAGTTGGTTCAGAAAAACTTGATCCAGTACAGGCTCAAAAAGCTAAAGAAAATATAACAAAGGCGGTTGCTGCTGAAGTCGATAAATCAAATCAAGAAGTAAGATCCTCGTAATATGACTATAAAAGAAATCCAAATAGATAGATTAGTGAAATTAGTTCTTTCTGAGGAGAGAAAGAAAAGAACTATTCTACCCGAAACATGGGAAAGAGCGCCTGCGGGAAAACCAAAAGACCCAATAGGGTATTGGAAAGCTTTATATGATAATCTTAAAAAAAATGGGTTTCCTGTAAAATACGAATACCCGAACGACCCAGCAAAATCTGGCTACATGTATTGGGGTTCTTGGATTATATCAAAAGATCTTAAAGTAAATGGTGGGTATCCAATATATTTCTATGGATCCGATAAAAAATATTATCATTTTAAATTTAAAGATGGTATATATAGGGGAACATTGGATTTAAATAAGTTAATGCTATCGGCCAGATTCAGTACTTATACTTACCCTATGGGTTATTCAATGTTCAAAAAAAGTCAAAAAGAAATTACAGATGAATTAAACAAAGATATTAAAGCAAAGCCCGGAGTTTCTGCCGTTTGGTCCGATTTATATAGTAAATTAAATCAATATAAACCTAGTAATGTAAAGTTAGTCAAATCAGATAAGGGTGATGCGTATTTTTTAACAAATTATTATGCTAATGGTGTACAACTAGGGTTTTGGCAAAACGGTGATGTTAAATTATATGATAAGACTAGTTGGAAAAGTATTGGTAAATGGGACCCATCTATGCAAAAGGATGGTAAACTTGCTGGTGGATGGTTAAAGCGAAATAATGGTGAAAAAGTTTCTTTGGGACCGGCACTTAATGAACCTAACGTTATGATGATGATGCCTTTTTTATTAGTAACTCTATGGAATAATAAATCCAAAACAACACCAACAACACCAACAAAAAGTAAAAATTATCCATACGATGAATTAAAAAATAACCCAACACCTGAATTTATTGCTAAAATATTAAAAGAATCAAGAGGTACAATTCAGGATAATGAAGCTTGGGCTGAAGCGGCATTTATGGCCATTAAAAATATGGATATGTATAATAAAGTTGCAAATGCTTTAAAAACGGACCCATATAAGTTTGTAAGGTCTTTTATGAACGTTTCTACAAAATATCACGTACAAGCAATACAAGTATCTTATTTGAATTTACTTGATAATAATGTAGGGCCTAAAGTTACAAAATTTTCAACACAATGTAAATTAACGTTTACTGAAGAAAACCCAGGAGGTGGTAAAACAAATAAGGCGGGTCAAGTTCCTTATGATCTTTGGAATACAAATAAAGACCCACTTTTATGGTTTGAAACTTTTGCTGGAATGAAGAGAGGTAGGGCAAGAGTTCCTGAAGATTTTGGTTGGAAATTAAATAATAATATTTACCCATACCCAACTTTATATAGTAAAGAATGTACAACAACTACAAATATTAATGAAAATAGAATTTATGAGCAAGCTAATTTTGACAGATTTAAGACCACAAACCAAGTAAAATTAGACCCAATGTCAACCACCGCTGCGGGTATAAGAAAAAGTCAAAATGTTGTCAATCAAAAAAAGATGATTGAGTTTAATAATGCGTTGGTACAACAAAAAAAATTAATACCACAATATTGTACAATGCCATTAAGGAGGGAGAAACGAGTGGCAAGAGGTGGTAATGACCCTAAAATTATTGATGCTTATTTAAGTATGTATACCCTATGTAAGGATTTTGGTGGTTTATGGGTACGTGGGGCTAACACTGCAAACTATACGTGTGGATGTAGGGATATGAATGCTGTTGATTTAAATATATCTGTTGATGATGGTAGAGGTTATCAAAATAGGATGGGTCAAACAATCTCACAAAATATTAATAAAACACAAACATCAAAAAATTGGTCAAACGCGGATAATCAACAACTAGTGATTAATGTATTTGCTTTAGCGTCGGCGTTCATACCTGTTGTTGGTCCTGTAATATCTGCGGGTATCAGTCTTGGAAGTGCAGCCGCACAATACAGAAAAGGTAATCATAAAGCGGCGGCGGTTGAATTACTTTTTGCATGTTTACCTTTTATAGGTAAAATACCAGGTTTAGGTAAAATGAGTACAGATTTAGCTAGAATTATAAAAATAAAACTAGTAAGAGGTACCCCCATGACATTAACAGAATTTAACGCATTAAAAAATGTCATAGCTTATGATACTTACATTTCCACAAAAGTTGGTCAATATTTAGAAAAACAGGCGGTGAGTGAGGTATCTAAAAATTTAATAACCACTGCGGTTAAAAAGACAGAGGCAAAAGTGGTTCAAATGGCTGGTTTACCGACATACGGAGACATTAAAAAGAAAGCCGCAGGAGAGACAATATCAACAACTACAGGTGCCGAAGACTCCAACAACCAAAAGGGCTAATTTTAAAATAAGATATATTTATAATAAAATAGACTATGAAAAAAATAATAAGATTAACAGAATCAGATTTAACAAGGATTGTTAAACGAGTTATCCAAGAGGATAAATCAAAAATGTCACACAGTAAAGACATGCCAAAAAATCCTCTTAGAAAATTGGAAAGAGAATTAAGTAAAGCCGGACATAATTCAAAATTATCAGGAATCAATTTAGATTTTATTACAATAAAAAGAGACGATGAGGAAGACTTACAAGTAACGGTTAACGATAAAGGTCAATGTATAGTTCAACCAAGAAGTGCCAAAAATGAAAAAGATAGAGTATTACTTAAAACCACTCAAAGACATAGTGGAGTTTTTGAAGACACACTTGAATCAGGAATTGATCATGTTATTTCCTTTTTAAAAAGAAGAGATAAGAAAAAAGATGGTGGGTTTCCTGAAGAATATAGACCATCACACATTAAAAGATAAAAAATTATGAAAAGAATAGTTAGATTAACAGAATCAGACCTTACAAGAATTGTTAAAAGAGTAATTAATGAAGATGAATCAAAACTTTCTGGTGATTTTGAAAGTGAAATGAGAAAACTATTAAATGACTTTGAAGATAAGGGTATGTCTCTTGAACAAATACATAGACAACTAAAAACATGGCAACAAAGTATAAGTGCCAAAATTTATAGAAAAAAAAATAAATAAAAACACTTGTTTATTAGAAAAAAATACCTATCTTTGTAGAGTAAATTAAAACTTTTAGAAATAACGATATATTTATAACAAAAAATGAAAACAAACCTTAGACATATGGTCCTTTGTAACAAACCGAACAATCAGTGGTCGTTTAGTTATATTACGCCTAAACCGTCGAGGGTATTTTCACTTATGAGTTAAAAACGTTTAACAAATAAATAAAAGAAATGTAAAACCCGAGACGTAAAAAATCTCGGGTTTTTTGTTTTATATTGGTTTCTTAGTATAGTTTGGTAATATCCCGGCTTTGTAACCCGGAGTCATCGGTTCGAACCCGATAGAAACCTCAAAAGAAAAAGTTCTTTGACATATTGGCCTTATAATGTTCCCTCGTCTAATGGCAGGACACGCGGTTTTGGTCCGTGGAATCGAGGTTCGAGTCCTTGGGGAACAACAATAATTGGAAGTCTAATTTAGCCGGCGCTAAACATAGTCTTGAAAACTAGTGGTACTGAAACACGTATGGGGATCGACACCTCAGGCTTCCTCCAAAAAAAATAACTAGGTGTAGCTCAGTTTGGTAGAGCGGGGAGTTTGGGACTCTCAGGCCGGAGGTTCGAGCCCTCTCACTTAGACTAAATAAAATAAACAAATAAAAACAAGTGTTATGGAAAGTGACAAGTATGACAAACAGAAGATCTC